TGACTCGCCGATAATGTCGGACACCGCAGCGTCGATGTCCTTGTTGGTTGCCGGAAGGTCGGTATACCGTTTGAATTTAGGTGCTGCAAGGCAGGCCTCAATCATCGGTGGCACCGGCACCGGCTCCGGCACCGGCACCGGCTCCGCTGTAGGGGGCAAGCTGTCTAGTCCCCTAGACAAACCCGCACCGTCCTCGGCTGCCGGAATCCGGATTCCGTTACGGTCAGACAGGTAGTCCGGCGCATTGACCGGCACGGCGGAGTTGGCAATCGTGCTGAGGTTGGCCGCAGACAGCGCCGGAATCCAGTCCGGTCGGTTGTTGTAGAGAGTCCATTGGGCGTAGGTGCTGCGGAGGCGCTCGATAATATCGGAGTCTGTCCAATCATTAGCACGAGTCAGGACTTCGTCAGAGGTAAGCCGGAACCACGTTCCGGCGTATCGAATCAGGCAGTAGCAATCCCCGAACCGGCGTCCATCTAGGCAAACGTATTGGAGGATCGGTGCCGGCGTGAGCGGTGCTTCGTTGGCATACGCCCGACACTCGTGCCGGCTGACCTCACGCCACTCAGGGCTTTGGATACCGCGCAGATACTCCGTCATTTCTGCAAGAGTCCAGCAACCGGAACGCTCGCGGGCTCCATACAGAGCCGCCTGTGAGGAGCCCTCAAGGTGGACATACACCATATACTCCTCGCCCTCGGTGTATTCCAGATGGGATACTTGGCGAAAGAGGCCGTTCTCCGGTGTTGTTGCGAAGTAGCGGACGGCAGGCGCGGGTGTTGTAGGTGCTTCGGTGTTTGTGTTGTTGGGCATATCAGTATGGGTTTCGGTTTGTTCTCGTTCGTATTCGGCAAAGGGAAGCTCCTCGTCACGGTAGCCGAGGCATAGCTCCAAATTTGCGGCGGTCGGGTGCCATTGCGTCGGATCGTTGATTTCGCTGTTGTAGCAAGCAAGGGTGCGACCGTCCGGATAGAAGACAAAGGTTCGGGTTACGTCGCGGAAGCGCCGGACACCGGAGCACCGCAGCTGCGGATGCTGCGGCGGAGCTTCCGGAATCTCGACCATAGACCGGTGCAGAAGAGCATCGGCAAGGATGTGCTGAGCGTAGTTAGCATGGCTACGGACGGAACCGTCCGGATAGACCTGTCGGAACAAGCCGTCTTCCGGAAGGAAGTAATAGGCGGAGCCATCGTTGTCGTATCCCCATTTGAAGTAGCGGATGGCAGGTGTGGGGGCTTCGGTGTTTGTGTTGTTGGGCATATCGTTGGTATTGGTTTCGGTTGCTGGTTCGGTTGCTGGTTCTTCGGTTTCCTCAGGCTGTCTAGGGGGACTAGACAAATTTGTTTGGTTGATGTCAAGCGTCGCCGGATGCTGGCGGCCGGTGACTTCGGTGTCACACTCAGCGCAAAGGGCCTCATCCGCCGGAGCGTAGGAGTCGAAGGCGTAGATGCTGCGGTCGCAGCAGGAGCAGCTGATGATCTCCTCTGCTCCGGACATCGGCGGGCCGTCGAGTTCGACCCAATGAAAACCAGCCATCAGGGTATCCAATGCGCGAGCGAACCACTGGATGCCGGAGACCGGTTGGTGGTTCGCGTCGAAGGCTTGGATGCGATCCGAGCCGTCCTCTAGGGCAGCATAGGCAACACCTAGGTGGGCGGGCCAAGCGAGACTACTGAAATAGCGTGTCATTATTCGATTGTGTTAGTGTTGGATTGTTGATTCGACGCGGACAAACGGCATAGGCCGGACGGATTGCGGACGAGTGCCGGCCATAAGGCGGCAGCACAGGCTGGCAAAGCGTGCATCGCTGCCGATAGCGGGCAGCGGTGTGGCTAGCTTAGGTAGGGCATTGCGCTTCGTCAGGTAACGAAGCGCGGCATCAACGGATGTGTTTTTCATTTTGGTTTCTTGTTTGTTAGGGAGAGAATGGGTTTGTCTAGGGGGACTAGACAGATTGGGTGTCTGTGCTAATATCAGGATCAACGTCGTTGTCGCAGCCATTCCAGATATAGTAGTCATAGCATTGGCTGGAGCAGAAGCCGTCGTAGCCCTCGTGCTGGTAGTCGCAGCCACAATACGGACACTTGTCCGGCGGGGCCTCCTCGCTGAGGTGGAGCAAAGAAAACCCACCGTAGGTTCTAGCTATGCCGTAGATGTGATCCAGCCGCAGGTCACGGCGAGCGGCTGGATCACCGGCAACGAGATACCACTGCCCCGCTGCGTCGCGCACCAGATAGGGCAAGTCGCAACAGGGAAACTTGGATACGGCGGCGCACTCAGCTGGAACCGGAATGAACTCTGTTCGGCTATTAGTTCCGACGAGCCGGAGCCCACCAATCAGGCGGGTCGTCGGCTCGTGTAGGCACTCGCTGACACCGTTCCTCAACAGGAAATAGGTCATGCCTTTCCGCAATGCCTTGCCGGATAGCAGTGGATCAAAGATGATAGGCTGGGTCATCATGTTCCGGCCATCCGGCAAAGTCCAGACAGCGAAGCGGGCGAGCATAGCCCCACCGTATTTCGGTGGAAGGATGGCGACCCGCAGGATGCCTGCTTGCTGGCAAATATCATACATCTCGAACATCTCAGCGGGCAGGCCTTGCATTGAACACGCGCCGCCGCCGAAGGTGTCCGGCCTAGACATGATGTCAGACACTCGACCTGAATACCATTGCCAGTCTCTAGCGCCCAACGAGAGGGCCAGCCGCGCCGCCATGCCAGCACGCTCGCCCCACTCGTCTCCGTTGAGCAATGGAACATTGAATTTATCACAGACTGCGTTCACCAGATCCCTAGGTGAAGGGTTGGGGTGGCTGCTAATGGTAGCACCGGACAGGATTCCGGATTCCGGATTCAGCCTGCCAAAAACGGTCTGCTGAAACGGACTCTGGAATCCGTCCTCATCCATGACCTTCTCCGCAAACGATTTAAGCGGGATGCTCCGGTGCTTGGCAAGGACATTGGCTAGGATGTAGCCAGTCCAGTTGGCTGCATCATATGGATGCAGGTAGGACGGTGGGTTCAACGAGATGTCTTTCATCTTATTTGTTTTGGTTTGGGTTTGTCTAGGGGGACTAGACTGTCTAGACCCCCTAGACGGATTGATGTTAGCCGACAAGGAGAATCTCCAACAGCTTAGGGCAGAGGAACTCCCACTTGACACCGGCAGCAACGGCGCAAGAGACGACGGCGGCAGCGAGATCCGGCATGTCGGGATCAGGAGCGCAATCCCCACCGTAGTAGGCGGCGAGGCGAGCGTCGACGGCATCCGCAAAAGACAAGCAGGCTGCCGCTTCGGGACTATCCGGAACGTCGCAAACATAGAGGGCTGCGGCATCGCTCACGCGGCACACGACATCCGGAGATGCGGTCGCAAGCAGGCTGACGAACAGGACGGTTGACTTCATTTGTTTTGGTCTCATTTTGTTTTTGCGTTTAGCGGAGCCTTCATTGACTCCCTGCTGCCGTTAGGTGCATGACCTAACGGCAGACGGGAATGAAGAAAGCCGGCTTGTCTAGGGGGACTAGACAAGCCGGATTCCGGATTCTGTCTAGGGGCTCTAGACAGCCTTGACAAGGGCAAGCGCCGCCTTGGTAATGCGTGCCGCGTCCGATCTGGTAAGCGTCAACCCTTTCTTGCTAAGGATTGCAAGGATAGCGGAAACCGGATCACCGTTGCCTTTGCTAAGGATTGCAAGGATAGCGGAAACCGGATCACCGTTGCCTTTGCCGCCCTTGCCCGACTTTGGGTTGACGCTGCCGTTGGTTCCGCCGTCATAAACGATAGCCAACAATTGGCTGATGCGTTGCTTGCTAACAAGCTCGGTCGCTTTGAGGATCTCACGGGCCTCCGACTTATCGAAGCTGTTCTCCCAACAAGCCTCCACGATAAGGCGCGCAGGCTGCGCTTCCCCTTGTGCATGGTCGACGCCGTGCAAACCCCACGCTACACCAATGGCTTTGCCAGCCGCAACCATGTCGCGATCAGCCGCTACAAGAATCGCTTCCAGCTCATCCGCCAGAACCTTATTGGCATACTGAACGCCGACAACCAGCGACTTAGCGAATTGGGTGGCGGCGGTTTTGATTTGCTTAGTGTTCATACTATTCTTTTTTGTCTTTGTGTTTGTTTGTGAGGCAAGCCGATTGCTTCCCTTCATCTACTTCGCACGGCGGGGGTCGCCGATACCGCCTTTCCCTATACCTAAGCCAATTCTGCCACTGTGACATTTTATCGCACCACAGCCTTCAATCCAGCATCCGGAAGCCGCTTCTATACAGTGTAAGCCGGATGCCATATTGTGGATTAGGTGTAAGCTGTTGTAAATGAGTGAGTTACGATTGTTGCATGACTCCGCATTAGTCTTGTTGTGCGAAGGTATGGAAGCCGGAGACACGGCACCGGTGGGGGTGTGCATTTTTGTGCCAACTTGCGGAAAATACATATAGGGGTCTGTGAAAAAATTATTGGGATAGACAGGGGCCGGCCAAAAGTGTAGGATTTGAGCCATGTCGGACTCCGGATCTAGCAAAACTGACTACTACGAGCGCAACAAGGAGGCCAGAAGGGCCTATCAGCGAGCGTATTACGCCGAAAAGCGCGCAGAAATGCGACGTCAGCGTGAGGTTGAGGGCTATTTGGAGCCGGAAAAGCGCAAAAAGTACTTGACATACCAGCGCGAGTACTACTTCGCCAACCGAGAGCGCCTTCTCCGCATCCGTCGGGAACGATATTTAGCGGCGCGTCAAGCAAAATCCGCCGAATAGGGCCGATTTATCCGGCATCCGGTATCCGGAACCATACACCGGAACCCCCTACCCAACCCCAAGCTACGGCACCCATAGTAGCTCGTGCTACTAGGATCATAGTAGCAGGATTCCGGACTCCGGATAGAAATTATTGGACACCCGCAGCGCCCTCGCGCACGTCGGACTCCGGATTCCGGATAGAAATTATTGGACACGCCGCACCCTCTCGCGTACGCCGGACGGCTCCGAAGGCATCGAAAGAATTGGACAAAAGAGCCCTCTTCGCAGACCGCCGCTGGCGTGGAACCCTGCCATTTTACCCCTAAAAATGTTCCACGGGTAGCGGTTTTCTCATCCCAGAAAAATCTGAAAAGTTTCTGGAAACCCCCTAATTCATATTAAAGCAGTAATTCAAATAGAAAAAAGGTAACTGAATTACTGCTTTAATATGAATTACCTATATAGAGAAAACTTTATACCTTTTTTCTGGGAAGAATCTTCTTGTGGAACACGAAATTATTGAACACACCGAAACAGGCCTCCGGCCGGCGGCCATCTGCGAAAGCGGAGAAAATTATTGACGCCGGTTGACCTTCCGTTGTAGACCTCCGTCAACCTATGACGACCGCACCCGCCGCTCCGAGCAAACACGCCGTGACCATCCCGACCTTTCCCGACTACGCGATTGAGCCGGACGGCTCCGTGTGGCGGATCACGCCGACGCAAAGGGGACCGAAGGCCAACACGCTCCGGCCGCTCACGCCGGTCATCCATCCGAAGGGCCACACATGGGCCGTCTTCCTCTACGACCCATCCGGCATCCGGAAACGGGTACGCATCAACCTGCTCCTTGAGCTTGCTTTCGGCCAGCAAACAATTAGTTGACAAAGCCGATAGAATTGGGCAGTATTCCGGCCTGTGACGTCCATTGCGCAAACCACGAGCGGCCTCAACGAGCTTGACCTGCTCAACCTTGATCCCGAAAAGGACTATGCCGTGCCGCAGAGCCGGCTGAAGGACGTCAATGCTGCGGTTGCGATCTACAACACCTTGCGCCGAGCCGACGAACGCTCCGCCGTCAACCGCAGCCGCATGGACGCCATGTTCGACGGAGCTCCTCCGCACGACCAGAAGGTCTTGAACTCGACCGGCCAAGGCTCGCGGACAAACCTGAACTTCGGCGAGAGCCAGCGGTACCTTGACGTTGCCATGTCGGCCTTCGTCGACCTGTACAGCTCGCTTGAGACCCTTGTCCGCGTGAAGGTGACGGCCGGCGAGGAATCCTTGCGGGCGCAGATTGCCGACATCATCGCCGAGGAAGCCACCGCAACGCTGCGCTCTCTGCCGGAGTTCCACAGCAACTACCTGCGCCTCTGCACCGAGTTCACGAAGCACGGTGTGGGAGTCACCTACTTCGACAACCCGAAGGACTGGCGCTTCCGTGTTTGTGGCCTGAGCGACTTCCTCATTCCGCGCCAAACCCAAGCGTCCGAGGACAGCATCGAGGTTGCCGTTGCCCGACGCCAGTACCTGCTCCATGAGCTCTACGGCTTCGTGAGCAACGAGGAGGTCGCGACCAATACCGGCTGGAACGTCGAGGAGACCAAGCGCGTCATCGTCAAGAACGCCCGCACGACCGGCCGTGCTTCCGGCGCGACCTTCGCCGATTGGGAAGCTACCCAACGCGAGCTCAAGAACAACGACATCTACACCGGCCTTGAGAACACGACCGTTGACGTCCTGCACATTTGGGTGCGCGAGTTCAACGGCTCCGTCAGCCACTTCATGTGCGCGGAGGAGTCGCCTAAGGACTTCCTGTTCCAGAAGGTCGGCATGTTCGACGCTCCGGAGCGGGCCTACCTGTTGTTCTCCTACGGCGTAGGGACCAACGGCACCTACCATTCGGTTCGCGGCCTAGGCCATCGGATCTTCAACCATGTCCAGACCTCCAACCGGATGCGGTGCCAACGGGTCGACAGCGCCATGATGGCCGGTTCGGTGATGATCCAGCCGGAGACCCAGCGTGCGCTTGAGGACTTGTCGTTCACGATGTACGGCCCTTACTCGATCCTCTCGCCCAACGTGCGGGTCGTCGAGAAGGTGGTGCCTAACCTCACGCAGTCAATGGAGCCGGCCATTGCCGACATCGAGAACCAGCTCTCGATGAACGTCGACCTGATGTCGACCTACGGCAACCGCAGTAGCCCGTACCGCAACGAGCTCCAGACCGAGCACGACCTTGCCGTTTCCAGCCGCCTCACCGGCAGCACCATCAACCTGTTCTACGCCAGCTGGACCCGCCTCCTGCGCGAGGTCATCCGGCGTCTGGTATCCGGAGACCGGAAGGACCGCGCCGTGCGCGACTTCTTCGACCGTTGCGCGGATCGCGGCGTTCCGGCGGAGCTCGTCAAGTCCGTTGATTTCTCGAAGACCATTGCGGTGCGCGCCATCGGCTCCGGCTCGCAGGCCAACCGCCTGCTTGCGCTGCGTGAGCTCAACCAGATTTCCGGCTCCTACGACGAGGTCGGCCGCCACAACCTGATCCGCCACATCACCGCGACCCGTGTCGGATACGACCTTGCCGACCAGTTCGTGCCTGCCAATCCGGAGCCCCGCACGACCGTCGACGCGAAGATCGCCCTGCTGGAAAACCAGCTCATGCAGACCGGTGTGGCGGTGCCGGTGCTGGACTCCGAGATCCATGCGATGCACCTGCGGGCGCACGCGCCGGTGCTCGACCAGTTGCTTGTCGACATCGACGAAGGCACCGCCGATCCGGTGCAGGCGCTGCCTTTGGTGCAGGCCCTCACGCAGCACGTCAGCGAGCACGCCAACTACCTTGCCGCAGATCCAATGGCGAAAGCGGAGAGTGCCGCCGCCAGACAGCTCTTGCAGAAGGCCAGCGAGGTCATCGTCAACTACACCCGCAAGGTGCAGGCCGAGGCCCGCAAGCAGGCCATCCGCGAACAGCGCGACGGAGCGGCACAAGCAGCGGGCGATCCAAACGCTGCTCCGGCAGATCCGAACGCCGCTCCGGCAGGCCCGACTCCTGCGGAGCTCAAGATGCAGCTCTTCGAGATGCAGCGCGAGATGGTGCGCCAAAAGGCCGAGCAGGAGATGGCCATCCGGCAGGCCAAAGCCGACCAAGAGCTCGCCATCAAGGATGCCTTGCGCGCCGCCGAGTTCGCCGGTAACGGCACGGCCTAAATGATCGTCAAAAGTATTTGACATCATCTGCGTTTTCCTATCAGATCCCCGCATGTTCTTCCGCAAGAAGCCCGTCCTGCCTAAGCCGTTGGCCCATTGGTATCAGGACATTCAGGCCGTCGAGGGCCTGCGTGAATTGCTTGACGACCCTATCCTGCAAACGGCAATCGCCACCCTCCAAGCAGCAGCCAGCCCGACGCTCGCCAACTCGCTTGACGCCGCAGCTAACAGCCTGCGCCTGAGCTGGCTTGCCGGATACAACGACGCCTTCCGCGACCTGCAACGCCTGACCGTACTGCCCAAGCCGTACACCGAGTTGCCGGAAAGCTGGGACTACATTGACACACCCAACCGACCATGAGTGACCCTGCCGCACCTACCGCCGAACCTGTTGTCGTAGCCGAACCGGCCGCCGACACCGGAGGCTTCATCGACTCCATTGACTCCGCCTTCGCCGGCTTTGATTTCGGTGATGCGGATAGCCCTCCGGCTGCCGCCGCTGCTCCGGTCGTTGATCCTGTCACTCCTGCCACCGATGACACCGACGTTGTCGACCCTCCGGCCGCCGATCCGTTGGCCGACATCGACGATGCCGGCGACGACTCGCCGACTGACTGGACGCCGCAGGCCGCCCGCCGGTTCAAGGAGCTCAAGACCGAACTCAAGACGACCAAGCAGCTCTTGCTTGAGCGAGAGCAGGCCCTCACCGAGCGCGAGACCCGCCTGAAGGAGCTTGATGCCGTTGCGTCCAATCCGGCTGTCGAGGAGATGAAGACCAAGCTCGCCGAGTACGAGCAGAAGCTCCTCATCACCGACCTTGAGAACAGCCCGACGTATCAGGAGCTGGTGCAGAAGCCGATGGCCGAGCTGGTCAACGAGGCCTACACCATTGCCGAGAAGTACGAGGTCGACGGCGACTCGCTCATCGACGCCATTGCCCTTGACGACGAGTCCGCTCAGGAGGAGGCGCTATCCGAGATCCTTGCCTCCGCCTCCGACCGAGACAAGTTCCGGATCTACAAGATCATCGAGGAGGTCAAGCCGATCCTTGCCCACCGCACGCTGCTGCGTGAGAACGCGCAGGCGGCGATTCTAGAGGGGCAGGAGCTCCAGCAGCGCCGACAGACGCAGGAGCTCGCAGAACGCGTCCAGCGGCGTCAGGAGGCCGCCAGCGCGGTCGCTGACCGGATGCGCAGCAAGCTCACCTTCATCGACTCCCTCACCGGCGTCGACCTCAAGGCAATGGCAGCCGAAGCCGCCCAGACCGATCCGGCTGCGATGGATGATGTGACGGCCACCTATCAGGCCATCGCGTCGAAGGTGTTTCCGAAACTGGCGCGGGACTACGTTGCCCTGCGTGCGGAGGTCGACTCGCTCACCGAGAAGCTCGCCGAGTACGACAAGGCCACACCGAAGGCCGGAGGCGGCTCCACACGGCCTGCCGGCGCGATGTCCGCCCCCACGGACGGCAAAACCTTCCTTGACGCGGTGTCGGCCGCCTTCGGATAAAGCCTCAGCGCCTAAATAGTTTCCTTCCAAACGAAAATCCGGTTGACAAACAACCGGATTTTCTGTTATCTTGCTTGTGTTCTCGTGAGAGAGCACCGATCCGACCCCCTCTTGTCCGGCCCGCTCCGTGCCTGCTTAGCCCTAAACTAAGCGAATTCGGTTCTAAGGACACGTTGAACTAAGGAAAGGGATTTTGAAGCCAAGGGCCTATGCGCCCGTCGCCCGCTTCTGCGACGCCCCCGTTGTGTTTCCTATAACCTCCTTACTTCAACTCTCCTACCCACCCTTAGATTATGGCTGTTAACGCCGGACAACTGTTCGTTCAAACCGATGGCACTACCGCTATCGACACCATCCTGACCCAAGAAGCTAACCGCATCGGTCAGGATATTCATCGCCGCACCGTCCACACTTCGCCGTGGATGGACCTCATCAAGCAGACCGCGTTTCCGGACGGCATGGGCTATACGCTCGGCACCTTGATCTATGATCGGGCGTTGCCGACGACCTCGGCCAACGGTTCGACGCTCGGACTCAGCTGGACCGCCGTCGGTGGGTCGGAAGCTGCGTCGCTTGCGACTGCCAGCACGCTTGACCAGATCCTCGTCGGCGCAAAGGACACGAACATCGGGCCGGCCTCTGGCAAGTCGTTCATCCAGTTCAGCCGCCAGCTCAAGCAGTACTCGCTGGAGCGCGCCGTTGTGGAATCTCCGCGCATCAACGTGGAGGACCTCCGCTTCGCCGCTTACCGGCAGGAGCAGCTCCGCGCGGTCATGGACTCGCTGACCGAAGCGACCAAGTACTCGTGGGAAGAGCGTTACCGCGACTCCTACGACAAGGTCTGCGCGAACCTCGTGCCTTGCTTGTCGGCCAGCACTCCGATTGTCACCACCATTGACGTCAGCGCCGGCACGAAGTTTGAAGGAGTCAACACCGTCAGTGTCGACCTCAACAACGACTTCGTTTCGAGCGGTGTCGACGTCGACTATACGCCTTCGGCCAACATCTCCAACAAGATCCTCGACCGGATCTCGATGCGGATGGTCCGGAGCGGTGCCGGTACGAACGCCTACGGTCGTGAGAACGGTCGTCCGGTGCAGGCCCTCGTCCTCAGCTCGGAAGCCTCGTACTTCCTGCAAACCGAAGCCGGCTTCCGCGACGACGTTCGCTACAACGGCGCGAAGGTCAGCGAGCTCATCGCTCCGCTCGGTGTCGAGAAGTCCTTCCGTGGCTTCTACCACCTGATCGACGACATGGCTCCTCGCTTCACGGTGTCGAGCGGTACGCTGACCCGAGTCTATCCTTACGTTGCGGCTTCCGGCATCATCGCCGAGAACCCTTCGTACGAAACCGCCACCCTTGAGGCCGCCTACGTGCTGCACCAAGACGTGATGGAAGCGCAGATCCCTGAGCCTATCTCCGGTGCGTCCGGTCTGGTCTTCGACCCGACCAACTACCGTGGTAAGTTCACTTGGAAGAACATTCCGGATGCGATCATCAATCCGGACGGCACCATCGGCTTCTTCCGTGGCGTTCTCGCCAGCGCGACGAAGCCGGTCAAGACCGAGTTCGGCTACGTGCTGCTCTTCGACCGCACCAGCTCGACTCCGGCTGCATAAGCAGGTTGCCCAAGCCCCCACTAAGCCCCTCCGGACCCCCATCCGGCGGGGCTTTTTGTTTTGCCTACATGCGTAATTGTCTTGACTCATCTTCATCATCAAGCGACAATACTGTCGCTACTTCCGACAGGGACTACTCTATGGCTGCCAACGATACCCTCTCCCGCATGCTTGCCCGCATGAGCGGAAAAGAACTGGACGACGACGGCAACGAAGTCGGGCCGAACCAGTCCAGCATGAAGGATCTGAAAGACCGGCGTGCTGCCGCCAAGGAGGGAGAGAACCGCACCTATGCCGACGCCTACGCCCGCGTGACCAATCCGGCATCCAGAGAGCGGTCGTCGGATGCCGACAAGCGGAACGTGGGCGAGCAGGTAGGACGGCTGCGACAAGAGTCGGCCCCCGAAGTTGCCGCCGTGGAGCGGAATCAAATCGACCAAGCCGGCCGTCAGGAATCTATGGCCGAGAAAAGCCGTTCGGTGGAGTCCGACTTGGATCGGGTCTCCGCAGAGGCTGATGCGCAGTGGGCCAAAGAGGATGCTCAGAAGGAGCAAGACATCTCCCGCAAGGATTCGGCCCGCTACTTGGCTGCTTCGTCCCCCTCGAAGCTGGAGCGCACCACCGACGCGGAGCAACGCAACGGCTCCCCCAACACGACCATTGCCGCGCCGGCTGTCGACGACGCCCGCATGGCCGCGCTTTTCAAGACCGCCAACGGCGGGGATTTTGATCCAAAGTCCCGCACGGACCGGCAGAAGATGGCTCACCTCAAGTTGCTGTTGGATAAAGATCCCGAGCTCGCCAAGCAGTCGGACACCAAGATTGCCCTTGCTTGGTACCGCACCATGTAATCCTGACCCCACCTTACCACCATGCCTACCCTAGACGACGCCCCTATTGTTCCAGTCCTCGGCACCCTCGCTGCCGGAGACCTTGTGCAGATTTTTGATGTGTCGGGCCAGAAGGCCCAGACGATCACTGTCGCCCAGCTGCTTGAGCAGGCCGTTGGCCTTCTGCCGACCAGCAACTCCGGTCTTGCCGTCGGCGACCTCTGGCTGAATTCCGGCGTGCTCACCCGCAAGATGTCCTAATCTGATGCCTGCCTACATTCCAATTCCTGAAGGCCTTGACGTTCCGGCCGGCGACACGTTTGACCTGCCGGTGACGTTCGAGATCCGTGACAACATGCTCTACGCCCTAGCGGTAGACGGCATGCCGGTTCCGGAGGACGGCGAACCGGAAGCCGATGAGGCCCCCGCCGAAGCCGAAGGAGGGGACATGGACTTTATGTCCGCCGTGGAAGCCGGCATGAAACGCTAACCTGTTTGACACCATGAAAACTACTGTATTGGGAATCCTCACCATCGTCATTGCCGTTGCCAACGCTGCGGTCAACCTGCTCAAAGGTCTGCCAATTGACATTGCGGCCACTGGCTCGGCTGTCGCTGCTGGCATCGGTCTAGTCAAGGCTGCTGACGCCAAATAACCCAACCCACTATGAAGCTCGCCCTTGTACTCCTCTGCGGTGCCGTCTGCTCGTGCTCCAACCTGAGCACGGCGGACGTCGAAATGGTCAACAAGTACTTCAAGGCCGCCCGTTCGGCCGAGACTGCTTGGGTCGAATTCAACTCCGGCAAGTAAGCTCCCGAGATGCACGGACACCTGCCGGAGAAAGTCATTGGCTCCATCGCGCCTCTGTTAGGCGTGCTGACGAGCTTCCAGCAGGAGGTAGAGTACGGCCTGCGGGTTGCTTCCTTGTGCGTCGGCCTCATCATCGGCGCAGTGTCCCTCTACCGGATTCTTCGTCCACACAAGTAATCGCAGACCCTCCCTATGCCCTACGCGACGACCCACCGGATACGCCGCAAGGGCCTGCCTAAGCGGTTTAGCCGCATCGCCGGAGGCATCGACGGGCTCTCCGCTGAGTGGGACATCAAGATCGGACCGGATGCTCCGGCCGCGAAGGTGCTGGTGTTCCGGACACGCACCCACATGCGGAAGTTCTACCGCGACGTGCTTCCGGCGTACAGCGGCAAGGCCGACAACCCTGAGGTTGCCTTAGGTAAGCGCACCTTGGGCTGCGTCTGCACCCTTGTCGTGACCCACATGCGTCCGGACGATCCGGAGGACGTGTTCACCGACGAGATCGACCAGAACTACTTCTGCTTGGTCTTGCTGGCCGAGGGGTTCCTTACGCCGGAGGTGCTTTGCCATGAGGCGGTACACGTTGGCTTCGCTTGGGATCGGCGAACCCGAGGCGAGAGCTTCCTCAGCGACCCGCATGATGGCGAGGAGAACGTCTGCTATCCAGCCGGCCGCTTCTACGCCGCAGTACGGGAGCAGATCGCTCAGGAAGGTCTGAGTTAATCCGGTTTGCTTTGTCCTTAAGCATTATCCGTCTTGACATCATTTCGGGTATTTCATACTCTATCCCGACATGGCCACTCTCGATGACATCCCCTCATTGCCCTCATCCCTCAGCCTGAGTCTGGATGACTTGGTCGCGGTCTACGATATGGCCGACCGGCGTTCGCCGAAGAAGGCAGCACTATCAGAGATTGCCGATCTGCTGGGGGAGGAGGCACCTACCCCCCTCGCCAGCGACACGGACAAACTCCTCTACTCGCCCACGATTGGCGAGGCGGTGAATATCTACGGTGAAGGCGGACGGGTTGAGCGGTTCACCGGCAACCTTGCCGACCCGACGAAGTTCTTCATCGCGGGAGCGCCAGTGTTCGACTTCGACGTGGAAGGCGACAATGAGTTTATCAACCTCGACCTCAACGGCTATTGCCACGCCGGATCTGGAGACTTGGTGCAATATGACGCAACGGGGGCGCCAATTAGCTACATCCTTGGATCGTCCGGCGCTTGGGTTTGGTATCTCGGCAGCGGCACCGACCCCGTGCTCTACACCTCCACCGACGTTTGTGAGCACGTTTCGCAGGTGGTCAACTGGGTTCCCAACCCGACCTACCCGGAGCTTCCGCCCGCCCCCGCATTCACCGCATGGGACAACAGCGGGTTTGCTGTTGGCAACCTCGATGATACCGACGCCACCGCAGCCGCAACTTATGGCGATAACCTGCCAATGCTTCCGCTGGAAATCTACGGTGGTCGCCTATCTTACGGCGCTCCCGGCGTAACAGTGGGCGGGGAGGCTGGTTCCTATTCCGCTCGGTGGCTTCCCGGCGACGGTTGGCAACTATACCTAGTGGACGGTATTTGGATCAGCGCCGAGGATGTGGCGTATCCGTGGTTGGTGGACAACTGGACACTGGAAACTCCGATTGAGGGGGTCACGGAGTCCATCACCGTCACCCGCGCCCCCGCCGCCAATCAGGACAACTGGACGGTGTTGGATTCCACCATCGCGCTCTCGGTTGTTTATGCCGAGGGATCAGGCGATAGCCTAACAGTAGGGGAGGAAGTTTTTGACGGTGATACTTCCGACGCTCGTTTTATCGGGTGGTTCCGCCCTGACGCCATCCCGGTGCAATCCAGCATGGTCGATCAGACTTTTGTCCTTGGCGCGGTCATTGTCGACTACGACACACCGACCGAGATGGCCGTGGCCGTCGATAAAAACCTTACACTGTCGGGATCGCCTCAATTTATCAGCACCATCATTACGGTGCGCCCACGGTCCTCTGTAGCCCTATCATTTGCCTAATATGAAAATCTCCGTCCCAACCACTAATCCCGGGCGCGTCACTAAAATCCCCGGTGCACTCCCGCCTGTTGCAGCAGGTCGCGCCATCATTGAGCCGACCGAGGATCAACTAGTCGACCTCGCGGAGGGCAAGACCTACTGGACGCCAACCGGCGAAGGCACCGGCACACTCTCAGTGCCGCCCACCCGCGTCCCCGCCGAGATCCCCGCATGGAAAGGCCGCACCATCCTGCGCCTAACTCCTGCGGGCGAAGGCACACTCTGGGATGCGGTGCAAGCGGCTATCGCTGCGCTCCCGACCCAACAGAAGGTGGCAGCCGAGGAAGTGCTTGGCGGCACCGTCTGGGCGCGCAACTCCCCCACTCTCTCAGCTCTCGCCGCAGCACTCAGCCTCACCTCTGAACAAGTGGACGCGCTGTTTGTCGCTGCGGCAGCCATCGTTGGCTAGCCAAAATGATTACCATCGCCGAAGCCGTAGCCCAAGCCGCCGAAAGCAAGATCGGCGTACGTGAATCCGGAGGCCCGAATAAGGGTTCCGCTCTCAAGGATTTCTTTGAGGCGGATAGCTACGACCCTAACGGATCGGCGGCCGGCGACGACGGGTATCCTTGGTGCGCCGCGTTTGTTTGTTGGTGCGTTAAAGTCGCTGTGGCCGGCCGGCCCATCACATTCCAAAGGCCTACGACTCCGGCGGCCTACGGTTTGGAGACATGGTCCCTTGCCCAAGACCGGTCTACGTGGACCCTGAAACCGGCAGGAAGAGACATCAAAAGGGGAGACATCATCGTCTTCAACTTTAGCCATACCGGAATCGCGGTCAGTGCTCCGGACTACAGCGGTAACTTCTCCTGCGTCGAGGGCAATACCAATAAAGCCGGATCGAGGGAGGGTGACGGCGTATACCGTAAGGTCCGCAATATCTCCCAAGTCCGATCCCGTATCCGGTTTCGTTAACCCATGATCTCCCAAGCTCCAGTCCGTCAGCTAACCAGAAAGTCCGTGACCCCTTTGGTCGCGGACATTCTGTTCTCGCAGACTGTTGACTGCTCCCGCGCCGAGATTCCGGAATACGGCACCGCCCATCCGGATACGACACGCTGGCCCAACCACAAGTTCGTCTACTTCGAACCGCTGCAAGGCAAGGAGGCCGGCGGCCGCGAGGAGCTTTTCACGTTCTACTACGCTGCCGACAGGGAAAGTCAGGACGACTACAACTGGGAGGATGTCGAAGGTGCTTCGATGATCCGGACGTATCTTATCCCTAGGGATGAGTATACTAGGGAGGACGCTCCGACTGTCGGTACCGCCGACGAAGTGTTCGACATGTACGTGTTCGCTATGGAGACGGTGCAGCGCGTGCCGGAACCACTTGACTCGATGTATGTTGCCGTCAAGAGGGTCTACCTGCCTCCGGAGCGCACCGACCTTGAGTACAACGACACCTTTGAGCGCATCGTTGCAACCACTAGGCGCATCGTACCCCACGGCGACGGCGTTGCGGTGTCGTCCGCCGGCTCCGTGACCGAGGTGCAGGACGTCAACACATGGTACGACCTTGAGATTACCCGCGAGATCCAACTTGTAGAGGAGGAGACGTTTCCGTATTCCTTGCCGGATCTTCCGGTGGATGTGCCTTACCGGTTTCCGCCGAGGCTGAACGCCGTCAACCTTGTGTGGGCCAACGCCTACGCCTTCGCTACTGGCCAGCCGGATTCCTACAGCGAGGACTACTACTTCGACCTAGACATTGATACTCCGTACGGCGGGCCTTACGAAGGCACCTTGCTCCGCTTCATTACCGACGATCCGGACGGGCTCCGCGCCACCTATCCGGTAATCAAGATCATGGCGAAGCAGGACAACCTCGCTGTTGTGGCCGCATGGTATTCCGCGTCGACCGACGGCAACTCCACCTTCGCCATTGCCCGAGAGGTCGACCTACCGGCTACGATCCACGACGAAATTGAAGTTACCAAGATCGCGGTGACTACGGAGACTGAGGAAGGCGAGCTCCAGTTCAAGGGTACCCTGCCGGCCACTCCGGACTACGATGCCATCGTTGCGGCTACCGAGATGGTCGTAGGCTACGACGTTAAGAAGCTGCCGTTGAATCTGTACGAGGTCTCCATCACGCTCATCAACACCACCGGTCTTTACCCTTAATCCCGTATGGATCAACCTGATTACTGGGGTATTTCTCCGAAGCCGCTCGCCCCACCGGAACCCGTATCCGTGTCCTCGGTAGCCTCCGAGGCTGCGATGAACCGCGAGTATGAGCGACCCACCCGCAGAGGGGAGCCGGTTAGATCCCCCGTGATGAGGGCGGGAGGTGCTTCGGAGCTCCATCCGTGGAAGCTGCGCCTCGTCGACGGCGACTGGCAGGTCTACGGCACCGGAGCCACGGTAGAAAAACGATGGACCGGCGACACCCACACTGTCACCGGTCTGGACTCGGACCTTACCCTCGGTGTTGGGGACAACTACATCTACGCTCGCGCCACAGTGTCGTCAGGAGTGTTATCCGATTTCATCATCGACGTGGAGTCTGCCGCGCTGGATCGCGTGGTAAGCGCAGGAGGCGAGCAGACCGAACTAAACGTGCTGATTGGTAGTATCAACGGCGACTCCGCCATCCAGCGGCTCCGCGATCCGGTCAACGTAACCCTCGCTTGCGTTGCTGGCGTCCCCGCGTGGGTGCCACTTCTCAGTGAGGGGGTGATTCCATGAGCGAGGAACTTGACGTTGCCATTTCACCGCTGCGGGCTTGCGAGCCAAGCGGCACCGACTGGACACTGGAACAGCTTTGCAAATACGGCTGGGTGCCGAAAATCATCCGCATCAGCTACAAATTCGGGTTCAACGCGGCGGCTGACCAGTATCTCTACGATCATTACGAGGACTACGAGTTTCAGGGTGACGAGATAAGCCGCGTGTGTGCTCCCGAGTCATGGTTAGAGATTGGCGAGGGCGGATCGGGAGACAGGTGGGACGGGATGGAGTTCTTCGACGGGTCGGGGGTTCCAAACACGGAGCAGTTCGGACAGGGGATCGGGAGGCACGATGACGGGTTCCCTGTCTTCTTCCGGTTCCTCGGGTTCTCTGACGAATACATCTACGACTTTGAGGGGTATTTTTTCGATGGGATGCTCAACCGATACGACAGCCCCGGCGCGGACGAGTTTCCAGACGCGCTGGAAATCGTCACCAAGGACAACGCGGGCGCGGATGTCTCGTTTTTTTATCCGCTCTACGGCACGCACAACGGGGCCGACTTCCCGTTCATGGAACCCGAGTTTGCAGGCCCTCCATACGGGTTCATTTTTGAGTCGGGCGACTTCATCAAATACGAGGTGCTCGAATGGTTGAGCTACGGCGGCGTGTGGGACACCACCACCGGAGAACTCCTCGCCGCAGACCCATGGAACCCATAGCCCTTAATCCTTGACCCCCCTCCGGTTATCCGGTAGTATTCAAACCATCTAGTCCATGCCCGCCCTCACCCTAGACCAAGTCACCGCGACCTTGGGCTCCTATGTGGAGCCATCCGGCGACTTCACCGCGAGCCTCAACCAAGTTGTCGCCCGCATCTACTCGATGGGAACCTACAGGGATCTCACCGTGCAGTATAGCCTTCCGGTGGTCGACGGTTGCGTCACGCTGCCGGATGATGCCGACGCCATCTTGCATGTGATGGTCGACGGCTATCCGGTACCGGTACGCTCGTTGTGGCATGACTTCCGCTCTGTCGGCAACAACACCACGGCAGCCGATGCCAGCTGGGGTTTGATTGATGCCGGCTACCATCCGACGACCCGCCTGTTGGAGGGGCCTATCGAGACCCTCTACATCGTACCATCTATCCAAGGTGTGTGGCCCGACCCGTTCAATCCGGATACCTCCGGCCTGCTCTATGTAACCGCCACCGACGGCGACAGGGTGTATGTGGGATCAATCGTCGACGAGACCGTTGTTTTTGAGGAGCCGGTAACAAACATCCTCAGCATCAAGTATGCCGACCTCGCCGGCCAGTTCGACCTGCGAACCGAGTTGGTTGACGCAGATACGGCCATTGCTACTATCGGGGCGGCGAATGGATCGTCCGGTTCCGGCGCTTGCCGCTACCGCCGATTCCGGATCAACCGTTCGGTGGATGACGAGACGGTGGTGCATGTGCTCTGCAAGCGTGCCTTCGTTCCAGTGGAGTACGATGAGGATCTGATCTACGTCGGAAACATCAACGCCCTCAAGCACGGTCTGCTGGGCCGGATCGCGGAGGACAACGCCGACCTAGAGCGATCCGAGTTCCATTGGAACAAGTGCATGCAGCTGCTGGAGGAGGAGGCCTCGTCGACCCGAGGGGCCGCCATTCCGCGCCTGAACATCGACACCGGTGGCATCACGCCGGTGCGCCAGATGTACTAACCGTTATCCTATTTGCTTTGATTAAAATAGACGTGTGTGCCAAGACACGGGCGAAGGCCCGCAAGGAAGCGAAGGAAATGGGGGCTCTGAACGGCTCCTTTACCAAAGGAAAGGGGAATCTGGCTGGCATGCTCGGCGAAATCCTGATCCACAAGATCGCCGGCGGCAAGCGGGTGGGCCACAAGTGTTTCGCGTATGACCTCATTCTGGATAACGGGCTGACGGTAGACGTGAAGACGGCCGTTGGCAACGTGGAGCCCAAGCCCCACTACGTTGCCCGCGTGTATGGCTCCGAGGCGAAGAAGGAGCACCTGTCTAGCAAGTGCGATGTCTACTACTTCGTGCGCGCCGACGTCGCCATCTGCAACGCATGGGTCGTCGGCTGGATGTGGGCAGACGAGTTCATGGCGAAGGCGACGTTCCTGCCCAAAGGGCATGTGAACGCCGACGACGGTAAGCTAGCCTACCATGACGAGTACTCGGTGCCGATCTCGGAACTCAACCCGCCGTCAATGCCGGTTGAGCCGAGGGTGAAGAAGGCAAAGCAGGCGCGCAAGGCTTAGGCGTCTTTGTCATCGACCCACAGGTTTAGGGTTTTAAGGAACGCCTCGGCGCGCTGTGCTGCGGTCGCCGACACGGCAGCGTGTTTGCTCACTTTGCGGAGAGTCACAACGTAGGTGTCATACGCCTGCGTGTCGAAGGTGATGCCATGGAACTTGGTCAGACCGACCAGCAGCTTCTCCGCTTCATGCATCGCGTTGAGGTCGTTGAGGTAGTTGGGGATTTTTCCCAGATATACGAACGACTCCACGCCAAGCTCCTTGAAGGGCCATTCTTCAGCGTCTTCTTTCGAGTCGGTTATGTAACAATCCTCGATTCCGTGATTGTTGTATTTCGCTTTCCAGTAGAGGGTTTGCACCCCACATGCTTCCGCGATGGCGATTCGTTGTGCTTTAGGACTCACTTCGCCACCTCCTCTCCCTTTGCGGCTCCGTAGGCGGCGAGGGCATCGGCGGCAATAGATTTTGGCGAAGCAACGCGCATGCTCATTGGTCGATCCCCATCGTTCTTGATGCGCTCCAACGCATCCGCCAGCCTCTCGGCGTGGGCGCGGGATTCGGTGAGTTGCGATCCAAGATCGAGCGACCTTTCGTAGAACTGTTTCGAGTGTGTGAATAGCTCGGTGATTTTCTCGTTTGCTGCCCGCATTTCATCCCGCGCCTCGTTGCGCACATCGGCGAGTCGGCGCTCAAGACTGCGGGCAAGGTGAACAAATCCTTTTGGAGCGGTGTATTCATCCAATACCCCTTCCTGCTCTAAAATTTGCCACAAAAGCGCATCCGTCTCCGGTGTTGGTCGGTCACTCATTGGTCGTTATGGTTTGGTAGTGCAGGCAACGGCATCCAGTGGGTAGGCAAGAACCAGCCCCCTTTTCGTGATGGCATCTCTGGTCGTTTGTAGGGGGTTAGTATCCCTACGTTAACGCCATGCCGTTTGCTCCATGCGAGGACTTCGACTTTGTTTAGCGGCGCGGTCTCAATAGGTCTCCAAGTCTCCGGTGTTGGGCGCTCCTCTAGTTGGTTTGTTGTCATTCTGATTTGCTGGTTGAGTGTTGGTTGACTGCTCATAACTTTCGAGTGAGTTTAGCCCGCTCCCGCTCAAGCCGGATGGCGTCGTCCTTCTGGTGTTGCTCCCACCAGTCGGCCAGCTCCCGATTGGCGGCTATCACAAGCGGGTCAGTTCCGCCGCACAAATAGCAGAGCATCCGCGTGAGGGAGTCCACCCTACGGGCGAGCTCGGCGTTCAGCCGGTTGGTGCGCCCGTCGTCCGGACAACACTCCCGCGATCTTGGTTCATAGCAAGGCATACATATTAGTGCTTAGGTTTTTCCGCCAGCAGCTCCACGCTGACCGACACCTTGGGGTAGCCAAAGGCTACTTCTTTAAGGATGATTACCGGACAGTCTGAGTCGGCGTAGCCGCAGTCGTAGTCCCCCGTATCCTCGACGGCCTTGCCAACGCCTGCCAATGCGGCGGCCTCCGAGTCAAAAGGCCCTAAAGGCTCTGTGGTAAGTTCATTACCGGAGTCCACCTGAATGACCCAGAATTTATCCGGAGTCTTCTGTGCGGGTTTGGCGGTCTTCTTAGCCGGAGTCTTGGATGCTGGTTTAGTACTCATGGTATTGTTTGGTTTACTGGTTCAGGAAAAGGGGTGCCTAGAACAGATCGGCTTTGATCTGCTTCACCTTCAGGTTGCAGAAGGTAAGGAGAGTCTTGTAGTTGATCGTAGGATTCTTGAAGTCCTTCACGATGTCCCATGCGTGTTCGCGGACGAGATCGTAGAAGACCGTGTGCAGCAGTCGCGGAATGTGCTTGCTAGACCAGCCGTCGGAGTCGTTGACGATGTTGGCGTGAACTTTGTCGACTAGGGCTTCTGTCACATACCTGTTGACGACCTTCTCCTCCACATGATCGGAGCCGTTGGACACCGGCGCGCCCATCGCCTTGTGGTGCTTCTCCTTGAACTCCGAGGTGATGACCTTAGCCCAAGTCTGTCTGCCGTAGCGGTTGGTGAAGTCGTAGTTTTTCAAGACCACGCCTTCACCGACTCCGGCACCGTCTTCGATCAGGAAGATGTTCTCAACCAAAGCGCGGTTGATGTTCTCCTCCGTAGGGTTGTTGATGATCCGGATAGGCGGCACGTAGTTCAGGCCGGCTTCCTCGACGAGCGACTGGTACTCCTCGTACCAAAGATGGCGCTCCCCCCACAGTACGTCGAAGACGTAGAACTCGCGCCAAGCCGGTTGCCGGTAGGTCTTGAGGCTGTGAGGCACGAGCCACTCGCCGTAGACATGAGCGCCATCCGGAAGGAGGTCAAACAGCTTGTTGAACTTGTCTAGGTTGGCGAGAACGTAGGCACAGAATCCTGCGTTGTCGTTGTCTAGAGATAGTTCGCGGTTACGGGAACCGGCCTTTACCGTTCCGTCCTCCCGCCAGACGTGGGCGTTGGTGCCGTCGATCTTCGGGAAGACGTAGACCTTGCCGAAGAGGATTCCCTCCACTTCAGTGTTGCCCAGCTTCTCTACGTGCTGGTACTTCTGGTATCCGGTTTCCTCTGCGATCATGTCCAGTTGCGTTTCCACGGTATCGTTTGGTTTATTGGTTCAGGAAAGGGGTGCCTGTTTATTCAACCACTGGCTCCGACAGGCGGCGGACTCATGGGTCTTATTCTTTTCGCGGGTTGCTGAAACCATCGCGGACACAGCAATGTTAGAAATCAGTCCCGTCGTCAATATCAAATTTCACGTCGAGGTCGATTTCCCAGATTTTCCCGCCACCTTGGCCCCTGCTGCGCACCGGACGCACCACTTTGTTGTGCAGCGCAACCTCCTCCAACACCGTCATTCCTCGGCGGACGAACTCAAGGTTGTTGCTGTTGCCCACGCTGCGGCCGCCGTTGCACTCATGCAGCGCCACCTGAAACTCGGTCAGGGTTCCACGCCACTTCGGCTGGTTGCTGTGCTCCCGCACCTTCTTGGCGAAGAACTCGACCATCTCGGCAATCGCGCTCCTACTGGAGTTGTCGTAGGCGGCCGCTTCGATGAAGGAGTCGACGTAGGTCTTGACCCCGAACCGGTTGCTGTCGGCGACGTAGTCCGGCGCTTGCCAGTCGTGCAGCCAGCGCAGGAAGTACGGCATCTCCGCACGGATGCGCGCCTCGTTCTCGGTGTTGCTGCCGAACTTGATCTTGTGCTTGCTGTTGATCTTGAGCGCGATGACTTTGTCGCGGTTGCTGCTGTCGAGCGTCGGCAGGGCGGCGAGCGAGTTGGCGTCAAGGTTCAGCGACATCATCACGCGGCCGGCCCAAGGCAGGGATACCGCGTCGGCGTACTTCGCATGGTATTCCAACCGAGGGTTGGCAACACACCGCTTCGTGAGCTCGACGAACTTCCGCTGGTCGGCGTACGTTGCGGCCGCCGTCTGGTCGTCCACCACCCATGCCGCTGAGCCGCAGAGGTCGCGGTTGAACGCGGTGTCGCCTGACAGGTAGGCTGAAGCATCGCCAAAGCCGCCGACGGCCTGCGCGACGATCTGGTTGGTGAGCAGCGTCTTGCCGTGTCCGGTAGGGCCTAGCAGGATTAGGAGCTGCCCTTGGTCGAGCCGATGGTTGAGCACCGCGAGGTAGAGGCGCTGGAACCACGCGAGGAAGTACGGCAGCGTGTTGCGGCCCTCGTCATCATCGGCGAAGAACGGCATCAGGAACGCGTGAATCCAAGGCCAGTCCTTAGGGTCGCCGGTCGCCGCGGGCTGTATCGCTGTTGCTTTACAGTTGTTCAGGATACGGCAGCTGTTGAACTCCACGACCCGATTGTTGGAGAAGATGACCGGAGCCACCTCGTCAACACGGCAGTCATTGGAGATGGACAGGATCGCCTGCTCAACCTCGGAGAGCGGCTGACCTTTTTTGGGCTTCGGCGAGAAGCCAGCCTTGCGCAGTTCGAGAACCAGCTGCTCCTTCGGTATAGTCACCGGCCCGCCGTTGAGCAGCTTGTAGTAGCTCTTGCCGTTGAACCAGTAGTTGTCGATCAGGTTGGCGAGCTTCTTGTCCTCGTACTGGTCGATGAACTTCTTGCCTAGGATTTCCCGCCAGCTGACGAAGCCCTTGCCGGCGCGGTCGCTGTAGCAGATCATGCCGTCCTCGCGCACTTGACAGCCGTCACGCTCGATGCCGTCGTCGATCCAGAACAGCGGTCCGCGAGATCCAACGATGAAGTCGCCCTTCCAGCGATTCGGGAACCTCTCCGCGATGGCCTCCGCGACATCCTCAATCGGGATGTTGGTGTCTCCGGTCTTGATGACGACGTCATTGGCCGCCTTCAGCAAGGTGGTGCGGACCATCATCGTCGGCACCGGCTCGCCGGTACGCACCCAGTCGGTTCCTAGCTCAAACATCTGCGTCGGCTTGAGGCTGGTGCGGTCGAATCCGGCCAGCAGCATCGAGGCTTTCAGCTGGTCGCTCATGCGCTTCAGGAACGACTCGGCGAGCTCCGGCGTCACCGGCAGCGGCTGCTCGAACTCCCACACAAGGCGGATGTAGCCGGACTGCGTGCGGCTGCGCCATGTGGGAGTCGGGGAGTCCCCACACTTGATCCGCAGGATGTTGTCGATGTTGTCCCAGTCGACCGGCGCATCGTAGTCAGCGACGAAGCCGTGGATCTTGTTGACCGGATTGTCCTCGCTGATCCGCACGGTGGGGTTGTCCCCTTCGACCAACGAGTAGAAGCAGTGGTTGGTATCCGGTTCCGCACACCATGCGCGGTACTCCGGCTTCGACTTGAAGGCCGGCTTGACGAGGACGTTGGCCAGCGATGAGACGTCGGCGACTGCGGTGACAGGAACCGTGCGGAGGTTTTGGACGTAGCGGTATTTCATTTGGTGTAAAAGTCGAGAATCTTGCCTTCGGCGGAAACCGGAATGTCTGGAATCCACTCCGGAGCGGTGGACATGATGGTTAAAACATCCGATAGGGCGGTCTCAGCGATCTCCTCCGGCACCTCGATGACTAGTTCGTCATGGGTGTGCATCACAATGGCGTAGCCGGCATCCTGCGTGCGCACCATCATGTCGCAGAAGATGTCGCGGGCTAGGGCTTGGGCGCAGTTGTGGGCAATAAGCACTTGCCCGCCGGCTCCCTGCACTACGAACCGGTTCCTAGGACCACAATCCCTGACGTCGTAAACCTGTTCTTCACGGACGCCGGCGTCGTTGCGGCCACGTTCGGGGGCCACCCTGCCGACAGGCGGTAGGTTTCCATTCGGTAAGTAAACCTTACCAGAAAGATCCTGACAAGCTAATTGTTTGGCAGCAACCCACCTTCCACAGTTCAGGAATAAGTGGTCCGGCGTGCAGATTACCCCGTGGCAGTCAACAACGGGCTGTACGCCGTTGTTGATTAGGCCTCTGTGGGACACCCATTCCGCTCCGTCCCACAACCTATCTGCTGTGGTAACGTCTTGGATGGGCTTCCAGCCGGACTCCGTTAACACGAGGGTGTCTCCGGCCAAGCAGTTCTCCGCCCTTAGGCCCTTCCATATGCGGAAGTCGCGGCGAGCCCCGTTGCGCACCATCTTGCCGATGAACTCGAAGTGTCCGTACTTGCCGCGCATGCGCTTGAGCTTTCCGTAGTCCATCACGCGGCCGGAGGGCAGCTCGGCGGTGAGTGGCTGCTCTAGCATGTGGGCCATCTCGCACTCCTTCTTAAGGAGCTCCCAATACTTGACGATTTTCTTCATCTTCCGGCGATACAGCCCGACGTTGCGCTCAGCCTCCTCCAGCGGGATGCCCTCCTTCGCGGAGAATCCATCAGGCCCCATTGCGAATCCGCAGCCCAAGGTCAGCATCTTCACCTGTGAGCGCAGGTCGGAACTGTAGTCTTTCAGCGGGCCGTTGGCCGGATCGTGCAGGCCAAGGAGCACGCCGAACGCATGGTAGATGTCCGGCGACTTGCGGATCTCCTCCAGCGCATCAGTATCGCCGGCGAGCCAGCAGAGCGTGCGGACTTCGATCTGCGAAAGGTCTACCGCAATCAGCTTGTAGCCCTCCTTCGGCCGGATCATGTGGCGGAAGTTCACGCCGAACATCTCGCCTCGCGGCAGGTTCTGGAGATTGAGGTTGCCGCCGGAGCCGGAGAACCGTCCGGTCGGGTTGGCCCCGAAGTACATGAAGCCGCCGTAGTAGCGGCCGTCCGGCATCGTGCCTGCCGAGAAGGACTCCAGCTTGCGCATGAAGGCGTTGATCCGGCGGTAGTCCTGCACGGCGCGAGCCCACGGACACGCCTGCTGGTGGGCGGCGAACCAAGCGTCGGCCTCCTCGCTGTCCTGCGCCAGCGACTTCGGAGGGGTGATCCCTTGGATGCGGCATTGCTGGTTAAATGCTTTGCGAGACAGTGGAGTAGCGTCTTGAATCCACGGGATCGCCTGCTCGGCGTTGAAGAGCTCGACCTTGATGCGCTCCAGATTCTTTTGCAGCAGGTCGGTGTCAATCGGAAGGCCTCGCTGGCCGATGCGACGGTTGGCGGCGCTGATCCGGCGCTCAAACTCCGGCCAGCCGTCGGAGAGCTCTTGCCAGAGGCGCAAGCAGTACTCGGAATCCTTTACCGCGTACTCGGAGACCGCTGCGCGGAATTCCTCGGACATGCTGCCCCACTGCTTGCCCTTCATGTTGTCGCGCACCGTCTTGTCGACGGCGAGGCCGAAGACGTCGGCAATCGCGCCTTTCAGGCTGCGCGGCTTGCCTAGGTAGGCGCACATATCGGCGGTGCAGTGGACCTCGCCGAACTCGACCTTCGGGTACCAGCCGGCCTCGACGCCGTACAGGTAGAGCGATTCGTCAAAGGAAGCGTTGTGCATCAGCACACGGTGTCCGGCAAGCAGGTTCCAGTCGAAGGCTTGCGGGTGGCCAACAAAAACGTAGCCGTCGTCGCCGACGACCGTCACCATGTAGGCCTCAAAAGATGGGTGGGAGAAGTAGCCTCGCGGACCCAATGTCGTGATGGAGCACTCCTCGTCGTAGTAGGATTCAAAGTCAACAGCGTAAGTAATCATGTGTCTCGTTTCTGTTTAGGCGTAAAAGTACCCCTGCCCGCTGAAGCGCGTGCGGGCAGGGGTATTGTTGGGGTCTTAGGCGTCAAGCTGGAGCTCCAGCTGCTCCTCCTCTGCCGTAGGCCGGTTGCGGATGCGGTCCATGTCATTCTCGATGGCGAGAATGATGAGGCCCAATCCGACGCGCTTCTCGGTCAGCTCGCCGACACGGTCTTGCAGCTCGGCGATGTGGGCGTCCAGCTCGGCGGCGATGCCTTCGAGGCTGGTCTTCTCATTGCTGAGGATTCCGAGGGTGCGGGCCGGACGGTCAGTTACAACCGACAGATTCACTTCGCACCTCCGTTCCCGCTGATGCGAGCGACAAAGGCGAGCGCGTCGGCGTCGGCCTCATCCTTGGTGATGCTCAGCGTCGGCACATACCAACTGTACTTGCCCTTGCTCATCAGCTCCGTACCGAACAGCCACAGGCGGGCCGAAAGGTCGACGTCCGGATTGAACGTCTGGAACGTGAACAGGCGCTTGTAGGTAAGCCGGTAGGCGTCCTTCTGCACCGTGATGCGGGCGATCTGGTAGTTGCCGTCGCCGATGGGGTACGGGAACAGCTCGTCGTCGGCACCTTCCGGCTGAGGAATCAGCAGGACGATCTCGGCGAACTCCATGATCTCGTAGTCGCTGTCGGCAGCCAACAGGTCGGCCTCCGCTTGGGTGTTGACGATCTTCGGGATCACATCGCTGTCAAACGGGATGTTCTCCTTGAACCGCTTCTTGGCGGCAATGACGATCACCGGAACCTTGTCTTCAGCTTCCAGCAGGACGGCATCCTTGTCGATCACGACGGAGCCGATAGGCCCTTCGATCTCCGACATCTTCTGGATGACGTTCAGCTTCGGGATCTCGATGTCGGTCATCGAGAATCCGGAATCCGGTTTCGTGGTCGTCAATGCGGTAGTGGTCTCACTCATAGCAATTATGGATTTCTTGTTTCAGGTTTTGGACCCTCGGCTTACGCCTTAGAGGACTCAGGTCCGGTCATCCTTCTTGCCCGTAGTGGGCGGAGATTCATTGGACGCGGCTTGCGCCTTGCTCACGCAGGGCAGTGACTACCCGTTGTATGTCCTTAGCGTTGGGGAGGGGGATTGGGTATCCAACGGCGGCCGAAGACACGCTCTCCCAAGCGACGGTGTCTCTTTCTATCTGGCGTGCGTGCTTCTGCATCGCCCTAACGATGACGAATAGGCTAATAAGGAATACGCCCGCGAATACGAAGTACGGCACAATCTGGGTTAGTAGGTACAGTATGGCGATGTCCTTCGCTCCTTCGCCGGCTCCCTGTAGGAGCTCCAGTAGCAGTTTCAGTTGTTCAGTGTCCATGTTTAGTTTGGCTCAGGTTGGGTTTGGGGATCTAGTTAGAGGCTAAAGTAAACCGCTTGTTTCCGATAGAAACGATGCCGGCCTCGACTGCCGCTGCCTCGAAGGACTCGACGCTGTGGGTCTTCTGGCCGGCTGGAGCCTTGTCGTGGATCGCGCTGGAGAGTTGCGTGACGGTTAGGTCGGCGGCCTCGATGATGTCCGTAAGGCTGAGGCCATACGTCATGGCGAGTTGGGCGAGGCTGTTCTTGTCCTCGGTCTTCTTCAGCGACCCCATTGAGCGCAGGTGCAGCTCCTCGAACTCAACACCAGCAAGCGCCATCTGGACTGCGCGGCTCTTCATTCCGGCTGCCCACTTCTCTACGATCTTGGCGACGATGTAGAGCCTGCCTGCGGTAGCCGGATCTTCGACATTGTGGAAGTCGATCTCGCCGTCTGGAACCAGCTCCGGCTTCACGCGCTTGGCGATGTCAATAGCCACCGCGCCCAATGCCGGACAGCGGCCCTCGAACTCGCAGAAGCGGCAGTCGACGGAGGGGCTGAGGTTGTCAACGTCCTGCTCGCCGGTATACCATAAGGCACGCACCCGAGTGGCGCGGCAGATGACCTGCGACAGGTCTGCGGTGTACTTAGGCAGGTCGCTGCGGTAGTAGAATCCGGAGAGAAGTTCGCCGCGAACCGGAACGCTGAACACCGCTTTGATGGTGTCGACCTCCGGAAACATCTGGAAGACTCCTACTGCGTACGCCGTGGATTGGTCGTTGTCCGGCGGGCAGTCGATCTTGCTTACACCTGTCTTATGGTCGTGGAGTAGCGCGTAGCTGCCGGCGACGGCTACGATGTCCGCCGTACCGAAGGTCTCGGTGTGGTCGAGAATGATGTGAAGCCGCACTTCCTGATCGACCGTCGGCTTGATGCCGGTGAGGGCCTCCAGCTCGGCGAGCTCGTTGTTGAGGTCGGCGAGGCACTGGTCGTGGATAGCCACCTCCTCCTCGCTCTGCAATCCGGAGATGTCGCCGGTCTCAAGGGCAAAGTGGATGCGGTTGCCTTTCTCGGCTGCCTCCGAAGTGCCGTCGCGGCCTTTGAATCCGGCGCACTTGCGAACGTACTTCAGACCGGACGGGCCGAACTCGGCGTGGGGCCGGTCGATATGGGACTCAGTGACTTGCGGCGTAGGATTCATGGTTAACTGTTAGCTGAGGTAGGTTGCGCATGAAGCGTGTCCATCGACAAGCGTTTTCTTTCAAGGGCGGTAACTATTTTCTCTTCGATGGTTCCGGCCGCGACCAAAACCCTTTGGGTCGCCGGACTCTTGGCTCCGTTGCGGTGGATTCGGCCCAACATTTGCACGTAGACCTTGACATCGTAGGTGGGTGAGATGAGCGACATCCTCGGATGGTCTCCGGTTGTGTCGTGCAGGCTCACGCCGACCCCTCCGGCGGCTGAGTTGCAGATGATGACGTTGGTCTCGTTGCGCTGGAACCGCTGGACGTTCTCCTCGCGGTTGTCGCCGCTCTGGCCGCCGATGATGATCGAGGCCTCCGGAAAATGCTCGTGCATCGCCCGCACCGTATCCGTAAAGTTGACAAAGACAACAACGCTGTAGCCCTCGGCGCACGCATCCTGCACCATCGTCACGATGTCCGGAACCTTTGCGGCCTCCGCAAGCTGGCGGGCGCGCAGGATCTCAACGAGGATGTGCGGCTCCGGCGAGATGCCCTCTATCGCGTTCTCGATGATCTCCGGCGTGACGCCGTGCTCCTCGTAGAAGGCGGCGATGTCCTTGAGCGAGCCGAAGGCCAGCGGTTCAGTGATGACATGGTTGGCGGCGAACGCGTCCGGCAGATCGGCGTGGGTCAGCTTGAAGGCGTTGCGGCCGTACAGCATGCTGTTGAGGCCTTTGAGCTTGGCGACAGGTCCGGCCTTCCAGTTGTTCCATGGGTCTTGCTTGCAACCTAACTGCTTCATCCAGCCAAACCAGCTGGTGAGGCCGGCGGCGCTGTCCGGTCGGTTGAGGCTGTGGAGGTCGAGGGCGTAGCCGATGGAGCGCATCTCCGTGGGGTCTTGGCATGCCGTCGCGGAGAGCATCAGGCACTTGAAGCCGGCCTGCTTCGCAGCTATGAGCATCTGGGAGTTCTGCGTCCACGGGCTCTTGCAGTTGTGGGCTTCGTCGAAAATCAGCAGCGTGTCCTTCGGCAGGTTCCAGCGGAACATCTTCTTGCCGACCTTCACGAGGAACTCGTTGCCGCGCTTGATCTTCTCGTAGTTGGTGACGAACACCGGAGTGACTCCAAACTCGGCAAGTTCGCGCTGCCAGTGGGGGATGACGATCTTCGGGCAGATGACCGCAACCGGAACGCCCAACCGCTGCGCCACAGCGCAGGCCACCACGGTCTTGCCGACGCCGGTCATGCTGGAATCGAGCACGCCGGAGTGCCGGCCCAGCGCACCGCAGATGTTATCAACTTGCTGCTGCTGCTTCGGGAATAGGGTCTTCATTTAGTTCTTCCTGCAAATAGAATATGGCGTCTTGTAACTGGTCTACGGCGTAGGAGAATGCGTCGTCGTTGATGCGGTCTTCCTGTAGCGCCCGCTTGAAGTACTCGCGCTTCATGGCGGCGAGGACTAGCGGTCGGTTGTCGTCCTCGCCGGTGCTCATTAGCTCCATCCGATCCGCTTGCTTAGTTCAGGAGTCCACCCACCTAGCTCGTTGAACCGCTTACTAAAAATCTCATAGAGCGGCAGCCGGTCGTCGAAGAGCGGATCGCCGGACGGCGCGAAGCGGATGCTGCGAGCCATCTCCTCGTGACTCATGCGGCTGATAGAGTCCTCCGCCAGATACAGTAGGGCGGCTTTCTTCTGGTCGTCGGCCGGCAGGTACGCGCCGGCAAAGGTGTTGTCTAAGATGAATGACATAGGGTTTCAGGTGTGGTAGATGAGCTTCGCAATCAGGATTCCGCCTAAGGTTCCGGCACTCGCGCCGGAGCAATAGATGAGTCGGGTGCGCCAGCAGGCGAAGGCCGCCTTGCTGACGTTGAGGGTCCACACTAGCGAGATGAGAAAACCGACGACGATAGCGCCGACCATCTTGCCGTGGGAGATTTGCCATGTGTTGATCGCCACTAGGGCAACCTGCATAAAGGCAAGGGTGAATGTCCACAGGCTACTGCGGAGCGGTATCGGCAACGTAGGGTCCGGTATCATGTCTGTGCTTTCTGTACTGCGGCCTCCAGCTCGGCGACTTTCGCTTTGAGCATCGTGATCGTGGTTCCGGTATCGTGGTCTCCGGATGCCCGCTTCTCACACCAGTTGGCTAGCGTTCGCAGCCGGAGGTTCAGCACCTCCTTGCGCGTATGTGCGGGCTTCGCCTCGATGTGCTTATCCCGTAGGGAAGAAAAGTCGATAGCCCCGAAGTTGTTGCGGAAGGTGTCTCCGTCAACCGGCCTAGGCAAAGGCCCCTTGCCTGCTCCGAATTCGTTCATATGGCTAAGGATGGGAACATTAGACGGATGAGGCAGATTAGCGTAGCTATGCCGGCTGCACTCAACAAGAAAAAGGATATGAATCTAAACGGATTAGTCCCTTCGCTGTCGATTCCGCAGCCACATCCGATACTCCATATGAGGAATACGCCTAGGCAGATTAGGATAGTAGTGGTTTCAGTACTCATAGTGTGTCTAGTTCTTGAAGCGGGATCGGGGTTATTTGCAGGGGCGTAAAGAGCCGCTCCTTAGGCTTTGGGTTCTCCTTGAGCCAGTTGTCGAGGAAGCCCAGCACCGGCGGGGCCGCCCGCCTGCACTTTAGATGGTGCTGCACTGCGGCGTAGCGGCGTTCGTTCCATAGAACTAATGCGGCTACCGCCTCTTCCGCTTCGTCCTTTTCGCGTTCCGAGACCCTGCTAACGTACAGCTCAGCTTCCGCCAACTCGGCGAAGGCCACTGCGCTGCCGTCGACAACGCCCTCGTCGGTCACTAAGTAGATGGTTTTCATTTGCCGCAGTTTTCACAGAACAACTCGCCGGTGTGTTTGCGCACCAGCCGGTATCCGCAGCCGCACTGGTTATGCTTAACCGCTTCGATGTAGAAGTAGTTGGTGCAAGCGAGCGTGTTGTCGTCGTCGTCCGCAAATGAATACCATTCGCCATCCTTACAGGAGGCATACCGCACATTCACGCCTTTCCAGCCGTAGCCCCTAGAAACCCATCCGGTATAGCCTTCCGGCAACTCCGGAAGCGGGAACATATGATCCGGAATCCGGAGAGGGTCGGCCGGAGTCTCGGTTAGCCCGAAAGCATCCTCGAACCGGTCTTTCATACCCTCGAAGTCTTGGAAGACGGAAGCGTCCTTCGGCGAAGGCGATCCGTCTACCGGAACACCGTAAGGAATGTTGAGGTTGAGGGTGCCGTGCTTCTGCGCGTCGAGTACGATCATCGCGCTGGCGGCAACGTGTGCCAGATGCGAGATACCGGATTCCGGATCGAGGAGCTCGCCGGACCACCAGCTGTCAAGATGGCGCTTGATCGCGCCGACATAGGTGCTGGCGCAGACGTTGTTGTACAGCCAGTTGAACTCGCCGTACTTGTCAGCCCCGCCTCGGAGCACCCATGCGATGTCCTGCATAGGCTTAGGCGGCAGCAGGTGCAGCGGGCATTTGGTAGCGCCGATAGCGCCTTTCGGATCGTCGGTTCGGATAGCGGTGGGCATATTACTTGCGGGTGTAAGATGGGTTGAGTCGGATGCCGTTGCGGGCAAGGGTGAGCAGCAGTTCGTCGTAATTAGAGAGAAGGCGAAGCCCCACTCCTCCAGAGTCGTCTAGGGCTCCGGCAAGATTCGTAAGGTTGTCGACGTAGAGTTCCATTGCTTCCGGCGTGAAGCCCTCGAAGCGGTTAGGTGCGGGGGATTCGATGATGTTAAAAGGGTTCATAGAGTTTCAGGTTTATTGTTACCAGATGATGAGAAGGGAGAGGATGAACCAGCCAACACCTGACTCTCCTTTGGTGGCGATAGTCGTAGCGATACAGACAATCGCGCTTAGGGCGGTGAGGGAGAGTTTAACGGAGGTATCGGCGGAGTCCATGATTTGAGAGTTGGTGGCAGGAGTCGGACTCGCACCGACGACCTCCAGATTATGAGTCTGGCGCTCTACTATCTGAGCTATCCTGCGGTTAGGGGGTTTACCAAAGCCAAATGAGAATGGCAGCGGCGGCCAGCAACATGAATCCGGAGGCTGATCCTTGGCTTAGAAGGTAGCAGCCACCGACGATGTCGAGGGCGATAGCGGCGTGCCGGATAATGTTGAGGGCTTTCATCGCGTCAGGCGGTCAGCTCTGTTTAGTACAATCAGCATGAAGACCCCGCAGACGACTAGAATAACCAGCGGAATCCACAGCGGGGCGAGTACCCACAACCAAGACCAGTTGATGACTCCGGTCAGCTTGAGGACAATGAACGCCACCGCCAGTAGCGCAGGGAATATCGACGATCCGGAGGACGAGGAATTACAATTACTCATATCGGTGGCGTTGTTTGGTTTTAGACCCCTACGTTGAGGAGCGTAATACGGAGGCGGCTGAGGGTATCGTCATCCGCACCCATCTCACGAAGCAGGTCGAGGATTTGGTCCGTATCCTTCTCCTTCTCAGCGCAGGCATCGCACACATGCTGTGCTGCCGGAGCAGGCGTGGCGCGGGCGATCTGCATATAGAGCTCGCCTACAAGGCCTTTCTCATCCACAGCGTCGTCGAGTTCTCGGGCGGCCTCCTCGATAGTGTCGTAGACGCCGCAGAGATTGGCACCTTCAAATTTGGCGAGGAACTTCGGTTTCAGTTGTTGGTCTGGCATAACGAGACCGTCTTACTGAAAGGCTAACAGACCCGCAAGATAAATTTCAGGAATTTTTCAGGAGGCGTTCGATTTCATCCGCGAGCTCTTCAAACGTAAGGCTTTCCACGTCCTGAATGTCGCCGCGCTCCAGCTCGAATTCCTCATAAACGAGGTCAAGGAAAATCTCGTAGGCAGCATCCGGAAGCCAGTCCAGCGGTCTCTCCGTGTATGGAGTCGTGGACATTCTGCGGTTGAGGATGTCTTCCATGATGGCGGCCAAGCGGTCGGTGATGTCGAAGTTCTTTTTCATGTCAAGCAAAAGTTCAGGCAAATCTACGGCGGACAAACTCGGCGATGAGCGCGGCGTCAACCATGCCGTCATGGGCTACGCGGTGGCGGGCTGTCGGCAGCCATCGTTCGTTGGGCCATAGGATGTTGGCGGTCCGCAAGGCAGCAACTTTGGTCTGGCCTTTCGGAACCTTGCCCAACATCGGCGTCTGCCACTCGCCGACCTGCACGCGGATCACCGGAATCATATGGCACTCCGCAACCGCGACCAGCTTGCCGAAGCTCAGCGCCATTGACCGCACAGCCTGCGAGCTCTTAGCGTGCTTGAGTGGCTCCTCCACCGCGAACACGCAGTCATGATCGGTAAGCTCATCCAGCATTCCGGCAACGGTAGCGACACACGGCTCCTCCTTACCGGATTCGGTTACAAGCGGCATAGGCTTGCAGGAGAGGATAGCGCCGGTGGCTGCGTCCAACGCGCACAGGCCGCCGGAGATTCCGTTGTCCACACCGATGACCACCGTCGGTTTACTCATCCCCGTAGTCCCCCTCCTCGTCGTCTTCCCCGTATTCGCCATCGTCCTCAGGATCGAAGACCTCGGCGTCGAGGATGATCTTGCGCTTGTTGACCGTACTGCCGGCCGGCGCGTCCGCACTCAGGTCGGCCTTGGTGTTGTTCAGGATCGAGATGTCAATGGTGAGACCGCCACCGGCACCGGCACCACCCCTAGGATTCAGGCCCAAGTTGCGGCGGATGAGCTGGTCAAGCTCAGAGAGCTCCTTCACGGTCCTAGGCCCTCGGACGTTGGCGAGGTTGTCGCGCAGCAACCGGATGGCGCTACCGGCAACGTACGCTTGGTACTGGTCTGCCGGACTGCCTTGGTTCTCCGCGACTTGCAGGATGGCTTGCTCTTCTTTGGTGCGGGCCTCGATGAGCGCGTCGGCAATCACCCCGTCGGTTGTCTCAGCCAGCTTGTCGTTGAAGCTGACCGGCGTGAGGACATCATCCTCCGCGACGTCGCGGCGCATCGGCCTTGCCGGTACGCCGGCCTCCCGTAGCCAGCGGCCGACGGTGGCGGTGCTCAGTTTTAGCTCATCCGCAATACGGGCTTGGATGACTCCGGCGTTGTGCATCTCGATTGCCCTCTGCCGACGGGCTAATGCCGCCGCCCTACCGGCAGCGCGCTGCTCCCGAATGAGAGCAGCTTTGGACTTCTTGGGTTTTTTGGCGGCCACAACGACAAGAACAACCTTAAAATGAAAGATTGTCAAACATATTTTCAATGTGTATCATCTGCGGCACGATGGGCAGACCCAAGAAACAACGGCCGCTGGCCGGAGCAAACGTCGTGTTGGAGCCTAGGATTGATCCTGCGACAAACATGATGGACGTCGGAGGATACCGGATTCCGGTTACGAACACGCTGACGGCGCTCCTGTGGGGGTTTGCCAATCACGCCCACCCGAAGGCGCGTGAGTTTTACTTCTGGCGCGTGGCGGATGAGCTTTGGAATCGGGATGACCTTCCGGAGCATATGTTCGAGAAGCATCCGTGGGCGGAGCAGATCATCCACGAGTGCATCAACAACAAATATTTGGCCATCGGGGGAGCGGCCTCCTGTGTGGCAGGAGACACGAGGTTGTTCGACCCCACCACAGGAGAGTCGCCGACCATCCAAAGCCTGTGTGATGGCAACATCCGGCCGACAGTTCAAACGCTCAACGGTCCTGTGTTAGCCGACGTGCCATACCTAAAAGGCACGAAGGAGTTGTTCGAGTTCAAGTTGTCCAACGGCCAGTCATTCCGCTGCACTGAAGACCATAGGCTGCTTACGCCTTTTGGTTGGCGCTACGCCAAGCAGACCAGCGTTGGAGCAATGCTCTTCGGATACGCTCCTTACCCTCAGGAGTCCACTTCGGACAACGCCCTTTCAGATCAACCGCGAGGTGGTCGGCATTGCTCTGAAACACTTGTAGGTTCTCTAGACGGTTGTCGTCGCGCACCCCGTTTATGTGGTGAACTACTTCCGTCGGCAAGAGGTATCGCCCTAGAGACTCTTCCACCACCAGTCGGTGCTCAAAAACATAGTGGGTGTGCTTTCGAGCGTTCGGATGCCCCTTGCAGTGGATCAGAACATAGCCGTTCTTATCTACTAGTCGACCCTTCCACGCGTAGTGACGCTCGCCAACTGCGTAGGTCGGGAACTCCTTGGCTACTCCGTTTCGCCGCAAGAACTTCTTCACTTCTTCGTTCTTGGTTCCGACCGTCCGGCCTATTTCAGAAAGAGAGCATCCCTCTTCACACATCCGCAGAACTGTCTCGGCGTTCCGCTCACATGCTGAATGGGGGTTGCGCCGACCGGTCCTCGGTGTCGCAACTCCGTGGCGCTTCAGTAGGTTCCCCACTGTCGCCGTGCGCATCCCGAGCCTATCCGCCACAAGACGGGTGCTTCCCAACTCCGCAAACAGGCGAAGGATCTCATCTGACTTCGCCTTGTGTCGAAGCGTCCGGCCATCAATCTTCATATGATTTGATGGTGCAACTTGTTCAGGTGGTGTCAATAACCAATGTGGGCGTACACGACTTCTACGACCTTAACGTGCCAGTAGAGCACCACTACTTCGCCGAGGGCGGTATCCACCACAACAGCGGCAAGAGCCACACCCTAGCCGGCTACGGGATTATCAGCTGGCTGGCGCGGCCTAGGGATACCCTCGTCCTGATTACCTCGACCTCGTTGCGGGAAGCCCGTAAGCGGATCTGGGGTTCGGTCATGTCGCTGCTGTCGGTCATCGACGGGGCTCCGATCAACGTCCGCGACTCCATCGGCTCCGCCAACTACGTCGACGCCAAAGGCAAGACCTTCGACCGCGCCGGCCTGTCGTTGATCGCTGCGGAGCGCAGCCGCACCCGCGAGGCCATCGGCAAGTTCATCGGTCTTAAACAGAAACACGTCATCCTGATCGGTGATGAGTTAGGAGAGCTCAGCGAGGCGATCCTCATGGCCGGCCTATCCAACCTGTCGAAGAACCCTAGGTTTGAGCTGAAGGGCCTTCACAACCCTTCGAGCCGGTTCGACGCCTTCGGCATTTGGGCGACCCCGAAACACGGATGGGAGTCCGTCACGCCGGAAGTCGACGACGAGTGGGAGACGAAGTGGGGTGGCAAGTACATCCGGCTCGACGGAGAGCGTTCGCCAAACGTGCTGGCCGGAGCGACCATCTACCCATACCTGCCGACGATTGAGAAGATCGAGGAGGACAAGCGGTTGTTAGGGGAGAAGAGCCGCGCCTACATGCGAATGGTGCGCGCTGTGTTCTTCGACAGCGACGAGACCGAGGGCATCTACAACGAAGCGGAGCTCGTGTCCTCCGGCGCGATGCAGAAGGTCGAGTTCTCCGGAGCCACGACCCTCATTGCCGGAGTCGACCCTGCGTTTACCAACGGAGGCGACCGCACCAGCATGTGCGTGGCGAGGGTAGGCACCGATACCTTGGGCCAATACTCCATCCAGTTCGAAGAATTTCTCACTCTCAACGATGACTCCTCCAACAAGGCTATTCCGCGAACCTACCAGATCGTCCACCAGATCCGAGACGCCTGCATAGCAAGAGGCATCAAGCCCGCCGATGTGGCAATCGACGCCACCGGTGCCGGCTCACCGTTGTGCGACGTCCTAGCCGGCGAGTGGTCCAACGAGTTCCTGCGCGTGCAGTTCGGCGGCAAGGCTTCCGACAGGCGCGTGAGCATGAACAGCAGGCTCACCGGCGAGGAGCTCTACGTCAACCGCGTCAGTGAACTCTGGTTCGTCGGCAAGGAGTTCATGCGTACCAAGCAGCTCAGAGGTGTCACGCCGGAGCTGGCGAAGGAAATGACCAACCGGAACTACGACCTCGTCAAGTCCGTCGGCCTGCGCGTGAAGGTCGAGTCGAAGCAAGAGGTCAAGCAGCGTGCCGGTGCCTCGCCGGACTTGGGCGACTCCGCGTTCATCGCACTCGACCTTGCGCGGCAGCGCCACGGGCTAGTCGCCGTTGAGCCTCCGAAGAAGCCGGAAATCGGACTCTTCGGGGCGCGCATGCCGAGGTCGATGCGCGATCTGGACGTCGTAGGGCGGTCAGCCCACGGGCATTTGGCTGATGAGTAAATGTGGGATTGTGTGGGGTTTGTTGGTTTTCATGCCTGAATCCCACACGAAATGTGGGACTGGCTTAGGCCCTTAACGCAACTTTATTGCGTTATGTACCGCTCAGAAAAATCTGAAAAGTTTCTGGAAACCCCCTAATTCATATTAAAGCAGTAATTCAAATAGAAAAAGTGAAATTGAATTACTGCTTTAATATGAATTACCTATATAGAGAAAACTTTATACTCTTTTTGCAGGCGTAATTCAGTTTCTCCGGAAACCAACACACAGACCACAGAATCCGGACAGGCGGCTCGCGCCGACCGGCGATCTGCAAAAGCGGAAATTCCAGCCGGCCTAACTTTTTCCGTTGACCGGATTCCGGATTCCGGATACCTACACCCCACAGTGAAAACGCAATACATCGTTAAGACCGCCGACAGCACCATATACTACTCCGACCCCAACTTCCTGATTCGGCATAGGGAGGATGGCCCTGCCGCTGAAGTTACCGGAGGTTCGTCGTATTATTTTCTCAACAACCAGCAGATGACTGAGGCCGAGTTCCTTGCAGCCATTACCCCTAAGCCGGAGATGACACCGGTTGAGGCTGCTTTGGAATTCTTCGAGACAGGGGAGGCGTCGGAGCGTTCAAGGGAAGCCTTTCACAAATTGGATCGGCGTAAGACGTATACGAGGCTGTCTGGTCAAATCCTCACTGCCGAAGTCCGGCGGTTGCAGGCCTTGCTGGATACTCCCCAACTGCCCCCGTTGCCGGACGGCCTACCCCCGTTGCCGGAAGGTGCGGTGTACTTGGGCAGAGGCTGTAGCTTTGTTACCTTGGACCGTGGGTTGTTCTACGGATGGAGTTTTAATCCTAGGTATGAGGTAGAGTGGGAGGATGATACGTGGGAAGGCGACGGCCAGAACCTCCACTACGCCGCACCGGCGGGCTCCGAGATCGTCAAGCTCAACCAGAGGGCTTACGGTATAGAAAAGCGGTTGGGTTAATCCCTTTGCCCTCACCTAATTTTGTTCTTGCTTTTGGCCCCCCAAAACCCTAATCTTTGCGGGTGGCTGCACAGTTCAAGCGTTTACCCAACGGCAAGATCCGCTATCGCGGGGAGTTGTTCGAGGGGTTCAACAAGCCAAAGCGAGCAGCCTCCGGCGACGATAAGAAGTACGTCGTCCTAGCCAAAGACGGCGAGAAGATCCGCAAGGTCAAGTTCGGCCAGCGCGGCTACGAGGACTACTTGCAGCACAAGGACGAGAAGCGCCGTAAAAACTTCAAGTCGCGCATGAACTGCGACACCGCTAAGGACAAGACAACCGCCCGCTATTGGGCGTGTCACCACAACTGGTAAACCCCCACCGCAGTTTCCTCGATGTCTCGCCGCCAGCAGATCCCATCCGCCGCAGAAGCCCGCCGTGCCGGCAGGGCTGAAGCTTTGTTTGAGAAAGCGAAGGAGAAGGAGCTCCGCAAGGTATCCGGTATCACGAGACATGAGGACGGACCGAGAATCCAGAATCGGGATGAGCGCGTGCTGATGCAGCAAGGCGCGAACGCTGCCGGTCAGGCCTTCGCCGCTACGCGTGCCGGCTTCACACCGGCGGCATCCGGAAAGCTGTTGCAGGATCGCCGCGCCTTTGCCGACGACCTGCGCAAGACCGGTGGCGAGACCAATGCCGATGTGATGAAGCGGGCCGCCGGCTTGGGTTTGCGCGAGGAGGATGTTTCCAGCTTCGTGCAGCGTGAAGGTATCGCCGCTGCCGCACCTGCCAACAAGACCGTCGGCAGCACGGCGGTCCCGCTTGCCTCCGGCAGCCTGTCCCAACTCACCAGCTCTTCGATGCCCAAGGGTTTGAAGTCGGCGGCTACCACTGTCGGAGGGGCTACTCCTATTTCCAGTGGGGTTGGATGGGCTACCTCCGGTGTGGCTGGAGCCCTCCGCAAGCTCACTGCCCCTAAACCTCCGGAGAGCAAGATCAACGGCATGCCCACCGGTCAAGTGCTGTACGAGGGAAGCCAGCGCGAGAAGAGCGCGTACCTCAGGGGAGAAGGCCCCCAGCCGTTCGGCCCGCGCACTGATGCAGAGAAGCAGTACGTCGAGACCAACACTGACGCCGGACGCGCCCGCGCACTGGTAGCGCGCATGACCGCACCGGCAGCGCCGACCACACCTAAGGTACTGCCCCCGATTGCCACTGAGGCCGCCAAGCCTACGATGACGCCGCAGGAGCGATCCGCTTCTATGGGCGCGTCGTCCGACCCTATCGTCAAGCCCACCGTAGCGACCAACGTCGGTCGGAATATGTCGTCGGCGGATTTTGCCGAACAGAGCACCGCGCTGCTGTCCGGCCTGAAGGACACGGAGAAGCAGATGCGTGAGGCCGCCCGCAGCGGAAAGCCCGTGGACGATCTGAAGGAGTCTTACAAGGAGCTGCGGGCTCGCCTCGGCGCGATGCACCCGACGTCGCTCATGGAGTATGACAAGACCGTCAAGCGGTCTGAGACGTCGCAGGCGGCTATTGACATCCGAAAGGCCGACGCAGACGCGATGAAGAACACCGATGCCGAGCTCCTCAAGCGCGCCCGCAAGCGTGCCGCCGACGGAGAGGTCCGCGCAGAGGAGAAGGCCGTGAGGGATCGCAACTGGAACATTGCAACCTCTGTCCTGCGGGCGGCGCTGCCGGTCCCGAAATTCTAAACCCCGATGGCCATCTCACCGACACCGTACGCCGACAGCGAAGACGAAGACCCCATCGCCTTTGATCGGGACTTCGCGCCGTTGAAGCAGCAGTACTTCCGCAGCGTCTACAACAACCCAAAGCTGAGTGCGCAGGCGCGCCAGCAGCTATCGGTCAACTTTTCAAACGCGATTGACTCCGGCTACGCTGAGCGCCAGAAGATCCGCGAAGGTGATGAGGTCTCCAAGAGCCGCGCCTTGCAGTACAAGGCTGCGGAGTTCTCATTGAACAAAGCGCGTGAGGACGCCGTGCGCGAGCGAACCATGCTGGAGGCCCTGCCCGCTGTCACTGCGGAGCTCGACAGCATCATCAATTCCGGTGCCGAAGCCGAAGACCAGCAGCGTGCCATTGCCCAATGGGGCGTCAAGAACGCCGGCCTCCTGTCGACCAACCGCGCTGCCGGCATGGCCTACGATGCGGCCCGTACCGGAGTCGTCAAGAAGCCGAAGGAGGATGCCTTCACGGTGTTCAACGTGCTGCGCAACAAGTTGCCTCTCGACGAGTTGCTTGAGGAGGCTACGGCCGCTGGCAAGCCGTTCAACCCGAATGACCCGAACGCTTCCGTCGATCCGCTGGTCTACGCCAAGTTTGTCAACCGGTACGAGAAGGATCTCCTGACCCAAGATGCGCAGACCAAAGCCGAGAAGGAGCGCCGCGAGCAGGAGCGCACCCGCCTGACTGGAATCGTCGACGGTATTGCCTCCGTCAAGTTCGCTGATAGAGGTGCCGACGAGACGAACCCGAGGGCCACTCCGGACTGGTTCAAGTCGAAGGCCGACCGTGCCGCTGTCGAGCGTCTCATCGACACCTTAGGCACGCCGGAGGAGAAGGCAGCCGCGAAGGCCGCCGGAACCAGCGCAAGCAAGTCGTACGAGATCGCCCGCCAGATCCGCCAACGCTACGACTCGGAAGCGACCGCTACTGCGCGGCCCGCAGATCCTGCCGCCCCTACGTCTCCCCGTAATCTTTTTGCAGAGTAATAGCATATTAGCTAGACACCTTCCCCCAACCCACATACCCTAAAGCCGCTATGCCGGACGTAAAAAAGTTTTCTGAGTGGTCGCTTGACGCCAAAATCACGGAGCCCACCGACCAACTTCGAGAATACTCCAACTACGTCCGCACCGCCTACATGCGGTCCGGCGAGCTTACTGGAGAGGTTGAGACCGAAATCCAGAACGGCGCGTGGGATAAGGCCAACGAGCTCAACCTCCTGCCGGCCGACGCACCGGATGAGGAGCGCCAGAAGGCCTTCCGGTCGATGCTCGCACCGAAGCAGGACGTCGACAAGGATGCGCGGTTTGTCCTTGACTACTACGCCAAGTCCTTCACCGACGAGCTTGATGATCCGACGGAGGCCAAGGAGCGCGAGGAAGTCCTGCGCACCTACCTTGCCCGCCGCAAAGCCTTTCCGGAATCCGCCGCCGAGCTTCAGGAATCCGTCAACGGAATCCTGTCCGACGCGGACACCGTGCGGCGTGCGCGGATCGCTGCGGTCGACCGAGGGGACATGCCGGTGGTTGCGTTGCGCGAGGCAGATGGCAATACCAGCTTCTACGCCAAGCCCGACGTCGATGACAAGTACGTCGCCGGTAGCTTCGATACGCTCGTCGCCACCGGCGCGGTTGATCCGTCGGACGCGTACTACCTAAAGGATTTTACTGCACCCACATTAGGCGGTGCCACCACCAAAAGCCGGCTCGCCGGATTCGATGAGTTCCGGCGGGTCTTCGGCGAGATGTCCGAGAATGATCCGGAGCTCCTGAAGCGGCTTGAGGCTGCCTCTACCGAGTACACCCGCTCCGGTCAGCGCAGCCAGCGATCCGTCGTTGCGGTTGCCGGAGACCTGTTAGGTGAGGGCCTCGCTGCCTTGGCCTCGCCGATCACCGACGGCATCGGAGGCCCGCAGGAATTTGTCAGTTCCGACATCGCCGCGCAGTTGCTCAAGACTCCGGCCATCGCCCGCAAGTACTCGAAGGAGCAACTGGAGCAGTACGCCCAAGACCTCGTGCTGCATACCAGCAAGCCGGTATACAACGCCGAGAAACCGGAATCCGGTATCGCGGTTGACAGCAACGGGATTCCGGTGATCGCGCCGGCGTTGCTCGTGCGGGATGACGCCTTCGGTGCGGCGATGGAGGCTGCCGGATTGAACGACGCCCAAAAGGAGTATGCCATCGGCAACCGTGAGCGCGACCTTGCTGCCCAGACGCCGGAGTTCAAGCGCCTGATCTTCGACAACGACTTCGATGCTGTCGACCTGTACGCGCAGGCCAAGGCGTCCGGCAAGTCCGATGAGCAGTTCGTGCGGGAGTACTTCTCCAACGACGACAACTATAGTAGCTTCGCCACTACGGCCAAGGGCTTCGGCATGTCCCTTGCCAAGGTGGTGTCCGAGATCCCTCTTGCCGTTGCCGCAATTGCCGGCTCGGAAGGCTCCGCGAAGGTTCTTGTCGATATGAACAAGGACGCTCAGGACCGCGTCGAGTACGCCCGCATGTTTGGCGACGAGTTCGGCATCGGTCGTGACGCGTTGTTCATGCTGCCGCAGCTGGCGACCGACATCCTGCTCACCGTCGGCACCGCCGGCGTCGGCACCGCCCTGAAGAAAGGTGGTACGGCGCTTGCCTCCGGCGTCGGTCGTGGACTTGAGCGCGCCTCGGCCCGCAAGATGGCGGCCACCTTGGGCCGCGCTGCCTTGGAAGCGTCGCCGGAAGGGGCAACCGCAGTCCGGAAACTGGTGTCCGGTGTCACTGACGCCTCAGTCAAAGAGGCGTTCGAAAAGGTCGCCGAGAGCACGGTGCGCCGTCACCTACGCAACGCCGCTGCGGTGACTCCGGTTGCCATTACCTCGTTCGCCCGCAGCGCGAGCTCGACCTACGGCAGCCTGTATTCGATGTTGCCGGATGACCTGAGCCATGAGGAGAAGAACCGGCAGGTGGTGCCGTTTGCGATTGCCTCCGGCTTCAGCACGGCGATCATCACCTCTGCCCTGAGCTACATCGGCCAAGGTGGTTTTGAAGACCTTGCCACCGGTCGGCTTACTGCGGCCGGCACGTCTTCCCAAGCAGCGGGCTCGCGCTTCATTCCATTGGAAAAGCTCACCGGCCGCCAGCTCAAGTACCTGCACGAGCAGGTGCGCAACGCCGGTCGCTCGATGACCGACAAGGAGTTCCAGACGGTCTTGCGCACCGAACTGTCCGGCGCGTACAAGCAGACGTTCCGCAATATCTTTGACGGCGTGAAGAGTGAAGCGTTTGAAGAAACGCTCGACCAAGCATTCCAGATCGGCATTCAGGATCTTGCCACCGGCAAGAAGACTTCGCTCGACGAGATCGGCAGCCAGCTGCTTTCGAGTGCCATCCTAGGCGGGGCAATGGGTGGCGGAGGTAATGCCATCACCGAGGCCAAGCCGATGTCGCGCTCGCAGCGCACGCAAGCCCTTGAGGCTACCGGCGAGCTGCTTACCAACATTGTAGGCAAACTGAAAAGCGCCGGAAGCCCGCAGACCGCAGCGGCCCTTGCCACACGCATGAACCTCGCCAACGCAGCCGCTGAGCGCAGCCGCCGCGCTGACCTGCGTGAGCAGGCCGCTAGAGAGGAAGCCGCGAAGGCCATCAAAGCCGGAGACCTTGACCCCACCGACAATGACGTCAACTCTGCTAAGCCGGACAACACCTTGCTCATCGAGCAGATCGGCGAGCGCGTGCAGATCGGCGGATACACCGGCACCCTTGAACTCAATCCGGAATCCGGAGCCGTGCAGCTGAAGCTGGCGAAACCACTCAAGGACGGGCAGACGCACTTCAACGTCGGCAGCAAGTACGACAACTCGGCGAAGGCCGGCGTGGTACCGACCGGCACGTTGCCGAAGTTGGGTCAGGACTCCGGTCCGATCAAGGCCGGCACCCCTTACCTGATGCCGGATAAAGGGAGCAAGGCGAAGTTCGCGCTACCGGATACCGTTGCCGGAGTGGAGTACATCGAGAACTTCGGCGGTGCTCCTGCGATCCGCATTGTCGGCGCTCGCATGATCGGCCAGCCAAACGTGTCCCGCGACATGGTCATCGCCGACGGCTCGACCATCCGGAACATCATCAACCACTACGGCGTGCCGAAGGCCGACTTGCCGCAGGCGAAGTCCAGCGCCGTCGCGCCCAAAGGCCGTAAGTCGCGCAAGAAGGCTGCCGCAGCCGAACCTTCAAATGAGCAGGACCAACAAACGCAGCAGCCTCCGGAAGCGGCACCGGTGCCGGTGCAGCCGGTGCCAGCTAGGAAGACGCGGCGCAAGAACACTGGCGCTGCTGAAGGAGATACGGAAGTTGTTCCGGTTGCCGAAGCGGAAGCCGAAGATGCGGTAGCTCCTGTTGCCGAAGCAGCACCGGCCGCCCGCAAGAGCGAGAAGGCCACCGTGCAGTATTGGCTGGACTCCGGATACTCGGAGGAGGATGCCGAGATGTACGCGCTGATCCACGCTGACGAGGTGGACACCACTCCGGAGGTTCTCAAGGGTCCGGCGGGTCAGAAGATCCTTGACCTGTTGGAAGATGGCGTGACCGCCGATGAGATCAACGAAGCCGCATCCGAGCTTGACAGCGACGAGCTATCGGATCTTGAGGAGGCGCTGTCTGCTGCGGCCGACGAGCTGTTGCAAGAAGGCGACGAGGACGGAGAGATGCCGGTTGTCGTTGCGGCTGCCGCGCTGGTCGACAAGGTGCAGGTTGCCAAGTTCATTCCGGCGAAGGGGAGCAAGGGTAAAGGTAAAGGCAAAGGTGCCGGTAAGGCTGCTGCGCCCGCCGCCGAAGAACAAGTTTCTCCGGAAGGAGAAGTGCCGACAGACTCGCTACCTGCGGACGAAAAGGCCGACGTGCCTCCTGTTGAGGGGGGTGCGTCGGTTACGCCTGTGGCTGTCGAAGCCGCTGAATCCCCCGAGGATGCTGATCCGGAAGGCCCGCTCATGCGCAACGATGTGGATGCGCAGAAGACCTATGCGCGTCGGGTAAAGACCCTCAGCGTGATGGACGTTGAGTTGCGAAAAGCGATGATGGTGTCCTACCTCCGCGAGGCATACTCCAACGACTCCGGTAGCCGGCTTGTCGCCCGCGCCCTGTGGCGTACCCACGACCTTGACGGCAACCGCCGCACCGAGGTCGAGATGTCCGAGCCGCCGAGGCTTGAACAGCCCGCAGTCAGCGGCAACACTAACTGGGTCGAGGCCATCGAGCAGATGGCAGAGGCTGCCGCGAAGGCCGCAGCGGGAACACAAACCGAAGCCCGCGACCTCAGCAAAGTGGAGCAGCTTACTCCGGCTGAGTATGTGCAAGCCTTCCGCGACCAGCAGCCTAAGTCGCGCCTAACCGACAAGCAGATCCTCGACAACCAGAAGGGCATGCTCAAGCTGGCGCTCGCCCGCATCTCCGGTGGGGAGTTTGGCTTGAAGCTGTCGTCCGACGCGCTTGCCTTCCACGGCCTGAAGCTTCCGGTAAACTACAAGGCGTCAGGCGGATTAGCTGTCGGCGTGACGCAAGCAGCAGCGCCAAAGCCCGCTGGCCTTGTTGAACGCCGTGAGTCCGCAGAGGAGGCCGTCACCGACCTTACCTTGCGGCTAGTCGAATTGTCGGTAGCCACTCCGGTCTTTGACGTCGACGGGGAGCTGACCACCGTTGAATCCCTCCGCGTCGCGCTCACGCAGCTACGGCAGCGCATTGACGCCGCAATGGACTCCGGCAACCCGATTCCGGATTCCGTTATCGCTATCGGCGAGCAGATGGCCGCCAACCTGCAAGATGCTGAGGCTATCATGGAGGAGGAGCGGGCCGACATTGAAGCGCGCCTGCGTGCTTTGCAGAAGGCCGACGGCGACGCGCTGCGGGAAGATGGGGCGGCGGACTTGCAGGATGCCATCGACGTAGTCTCCGGCAAGAAGGATACCTTTACCGCCCCGAGGAGTAAGAAGGCCGGTAAGCCGGTCGTCCTACCTCCGGCTCCGGTAGCCAACTCCGAGTTCGGCGAGTTCCGCAACGAGTTCGAGCGCGAGCTGTTTGAGTCGTGGGTTTTAGGGGGGTTCCTCATCGGCAACATCAAAGGAGAGGGACGCTTCGCGCCGCGAGCATTGCAGGTTATCCGCACGGACGGAACCATCGAGAGCCGACCGCTGAGGGAAACCGAAGTCAAGCAGCAGCTATATGCTGCGGTGAATTCGCTGTACCCGTTCGTGGAACCAAAAGGCCCCATCGGATTCGTTACCTCCCAGCAGCTTGTCAGCCTCATGGTGGCAGCAGGCCGCGCCCGCATCGCACTACCGGCGAACGTCGACAAGGAAGGCACTCCGGTGAGCTGGGCTTTCACCAACAACCCGCTTGTCACCGCCGCGCAGATCGACACCGGCAAGCTGGAGCTCATCGTTCCTAAGGCGTTGCTGAAGGACAAGAACTTTAAGCTGAACCCGTCTATCAAGATCGACGCGAAGACCGGCAGGGTGTTAGGAGTCCACTCCAATCCGGATGCCGACGTGGACTTCGGGCTTACTGGAACCAACAAGCTTGTTTCGAAGGAGTACAAGAGCATTAAAGGCACGAAGGCTATGCGCGAGAACGCCGTCCTACGGGAACCGGCGAGCAAACACCTTAGGCCGAGGCCGGAGCGCACCGTGACCATCGGAAAGAAGGTATTCACCCTTCCGGCGAACGAGCTATCCGCCGGCCGCAGCCCGATCAACAAGGTTATCACCACCTTCAACGAGGCGATCAACGACGCGTACTCGGCCATCGCCAACTCGTACACGGTTCGGGAGCTGGTCAACTACTACAAGCTCGGCGACAAGTTCGCCATGGAGGCCGGAGACCAAGCAATCTACGAGTACGGCGCGCACCTAAAGAAGTACGCCATTGCTCGCGCCATTGACGACGCCCTTGCGATTGCCAAGCTCGCCGACCCTAAGGCTACGCTGCTCAGTGTAGACGTAGCGAAGATTGTTTCCGACAGCCTTGTTTCCGTAACCAAGGATGGCGGGGCTCCGAACATCAAGGAGACTTTGCAGATCCTATCAAAAGGCACGAAGCTGGAAGGCGCAACTGACACAGCAAAGCTCAACGACTTCGGTCGCCAGATGCACGCGCTGTTAGTAAGCACCTACCGCGCCGGCGTGCCGTCGTTCACGAAGCTGTTCGAGCGCGCCGCTCGCGCCGCAGCAGCCTCACAGAACCGGCGTCCGGAGAACCGCACCTTCAGCTACGATGATCCGAACGCGGAGATGACCATCGGGCAGATCATGGATGTGCAGGCCTACGGCTGGGAGGGAGCCATTGCCCGCGCAGACAGTACTGTGTTAGGCCAGCTTGCCGTGACACTTGAGGACTCGCCGGAAGCTTACGACCTGCTGTTTCGCATCGTCCGGCGCGCCGTCCCTGAGCTCAACGAGGAGACCGATCCGAAGGAGCTCATCATGCTTGCCGGCGGCCTGCTCGCCAATACGGAGACCGCAGACGCCCGCCGGATTCTGGCAACGCTGAAAGGCGATGAAGGCCTCAAGCTCGCCAACCACCTCATCGACTTGGGCTGGCTCCCTGCGGCCTCCGGTGAGCAAGTCATCACTCCGGTCGACCGTCGCCAGATTCCGGAATCCGTAGACCGGCAGATTGATTCCGTCTTGGGCAAAGGTGCGCTCAATCAGCGTGAGCGCAACGTGCGTCTGAAGATGGCGAAGAAGGTTGCCGACCGCATCACCGGCGTCTACCTCAGCCGTTCCGAGGATGGGGCTCCGGTGGCGGAAGCCGCCCGCAAGTCGAACCGAAAGGCGCTGGCCGACCTACAAATTGAGTCCAACGATCCAGAGTCTGTTGTAGAGGGACTGCGCGAGATTGCCCGCACCGGCTTGCCGCAGCATCGGGTCATTGCCAACCTGCTGTTGGAGAATCCGGATCTGATCCGTAGCGTCAACTTCAACATTGGCGACTTCAACGACGTTCGGTTCGCTGGCGCGTACCTTCCGGACTCCAACCTCGTCGTGTTCAACCTCTCCGGCCACAACGGCAGAGGTGCCGCCGACGTCCTATTGCATGAGTACCTGCACGCAGTAACGCACCAGATCATGCGCAACCCGCAGACGGCGGCGCAGCGTAGCGCGGTTGCCCGTGTCCGCGCCCTGCGCCTGCTCACCAAAAACTATGCGGACCGTACCGGCGTGAACATGAACCGCTTCGGCGACCCGCTGAACAGCGACTTGGAGTTCATCACCTATGCGCTGACCTCTCCGGAGTTCCAAGGCATCATCGCCGGCGCTACTCCGGCGGCCCAACGGTCGCTGCTGCGCCGTGTGATCGACGCCCTTCTCAGTGTCTTGGGCAAGTCGAAACCGGAGTCCTCGTTGCCGGATGCCGTTAACGAGCTGATTGACTTCACCCGCATGTTCTCCGGAGAGAGCACCTTCAGCATTGACGTCAACCGCACGGCGGCGCATCAAGCTGAGAGCATTGCCTATGCGTTGGAGGAGTTGGAGAGCGAGCTCGCCGCGACCGAAGGCGAGCTGGTTTCCACTGATGCCGTTTTGTTTGAGCGGTTGTCGGCAATGGACGCCGAGTACCTTGCGGCGGTTGAGGCCGGCGACATGGAGACGGCGCAGCGGTTGGTGGATGAGGCTGCTGAGGCTGCTGGGTACAACCGAAAGGGGTACCACGCATCCGAAGATCCTATTGAGGTTTTTGATCGCGGCAAGTCAACCTATGGTTTTTGGTTCGCCGACAACAGGGAGGCGGCCGTTAACTATTTTCGGTGGAGGACCAGAAACATGCTTGCTCCGGTTGTGACTGAGGCCTATCTTAAGGTTGAGAACCCCAAGGAGTACGGTCGTTTCTGGAATGATTTTGAGCGGGATGTCCGTAAGTTCCCGAGCAGGGAGGCGTGGGCCAAATCCCTTGAGGCCTCCGGCGCAGACTCTATTGTTATTGGAGAGGATCGGTGGTTGGACATCGACGGACCCAACGCGGCATACGGGGAGCAATTCGTGGTGTTCTCTCCGGAACAAATCAAGTCCGCCGACCCGATCACCCGTGACGCCGACGGCAACGTGATCCCGCTGAGCCAGCGGTTTGACTCGACTAAGGATTCGATCCTTTACTCGAAGTCTGATCCGCAGGCTGGTTCTGTAGCCCTAGATCCGGCACCCTTTATCCGGAATCTGCTACCGTCCGGAATGGTCCTGCGGGCCAATCCGAATATGAAGGGCGCGGCCGGTGTGCATCCGGATTCGCCGACGGTGCTACAGATCCACCCTGAGCACATCAACAATCTGGTTGCCGGCTTGGACAAGCGGGCGGCCGAGGCTGTGCTGACGTCATTGGTCGACCATGAGGTTGCCCATGCTGCGGTGTTCAGCGAGCTTACTGAACAAGACGTTGAGGCGATTATCTCCGACATCGGAGAGGACGTCCTGCAAGCCACCGCGCTGCGCTACTACGGCAACACCTACGAGACTCCGGCAGAGGTTGCCGCTGCCGTGAAGGCCGACCGTGAATCCGGCTCGCTTACCGACCGCACCATTGCCCATGAGTGGCTCCGGATGCAGGTTGAGCTTAGGACGAAAGGCTCGACCTACGAGTCCGACCTGCGTTACAACCGCTCCGGCGCTCCGGCGATCATCAAGATCATCGCGCGGGCGCTCGCCAAATTCGCACGGGCGATGCGGGACCGCTTCGGCGCGAAGCCGACGGCCGAGACCGCAGCCTCCATCTCGAAAGCCGAGCGTGCCTTCCGGCAAATGACCGCAACGTCCAACAGGGACAGCGGCCTGCTACCGGATTCCGGAGACCAGACTCTTGAGTTCTTCTCCGCGTTGGACGGAGCGCCAATGGACGACCGCGCCGTGTTCTCACTTCCGGTGCTGCACTCCAATCCGCAGAAGGTCGAGCGCATGCTGGAGAAGCTGAAGCTCTACAACCTGCCTTCGGTGCTGCGCGATGTGGTGGCGATGCGCGACGGCGCGACCAACACGGTGTCGGCGGTCATCAAATCGTTCACGAAGCGGTTTCCTAAATTGTACAAGGAAGCCATCAAGGCCAACGTGGCTCCGGAGGACATCTCGATGCTGTTAGGCACCACTGCTCCTATGGTAACGGACGCCGACCGCGACGTTATTGAAAAGCAAGTCAAGGCGTTTGCCGACGCGCTGCCGGCGGACACTCCGTACGTTGAATCCGAAAGGCTCCTCGGCGAGAAGCGTTCTGCATTGCTGGCCTCCGTCCGGCTTGCCTACGGCGAGGCGTTCCGGAAGCAGCAGAAGGCTGCCGAGGATCGGGTACGGGCTGCCGGATTCCCTAGGCTGGTTGCCGAGATGGCAGCGGTCCGTCAGGAAATCAACAAGTACAGCGACCACCTCGGCTTCGAGGACTCCGGCGATGTGTACCTGACCCGCTCCTACCGGTTCTTCACGACGACCGGATGGGCGATGGCCGCACGCTCCGGCACCGGCATCCTCGACGTCGACGGGAAGAAGGTCGACTTCGACAAGCTGCGTGCTGTCGCCGCTGAATCCTACGCCGAGCAGGCCGAGCAGGAGCTCCGCAAGGCAGCCAACGGCATGCCGGTGACGGACGCCGCGATTGCGCTACGCACCGCCGAGATGCTGGATGATTACCTTGCGACGCTGCAACGCCTGTCGACTTCGGTTGATCCGGCGATGGTCGAGTCTATCAAGCAAGACATCAACCGCCTTAAGCCTAAGCGCGACATCAACGAAGCGATGCGCGAGCTGTTGGGCGAGCACGATGATCCGATGTACAACGCGGTGAACACCCTTCATCGGGTCAGCCAGATGGCGATCAACCAGCGGTTCCAGAAGGACTTCGCCAAGCAGCTCATCGACCTCAAGCTGGCGACGCGCAACCCTGATCCGAACAGTAAGGATCAGGTGCAGCTCTACGACGCACGCATGCACCCCACCGTCGGGCCTATGGCCGGCCTGTGGGTTGACAAGAACATTGCGAACGTCTGGCGCGAGGCCTTCGGCAGCAACGGCTCCGGTCAGGAGTCCAACTCCACGGCGCTCATCTCCGGCGTTGGCCGTGGGCTGTCCCGCCTCACCGGCTTGTCGATGCACGTCAAGACACAGTTAGGTGTGGGCTACTACGTCCGCAACGCCATCGGCGGGTTCATCATGGGCGCAGCCCAAGGCATCCTGTGGACTCCGTTCACGAAGGCTGGACGCGATGCCGCCATCCAGTCACGCAACGCTGCGTTCTCCAACCTGACGGACGAGCAGCACCGCGAGCAGGTGCTGCGGCTTATCGAGCTCAACATCCTCAACGACCAGTCGCAGTCGCGGGTGGTGCAGGACTTGCTGCGGGGCTTCGCTTCCACGCCGCAGAACGACCTTGCCGAACTGATGGCAGACATCGAGGAGGCTCGCGTCACCGAGGGCAAAGGCGGGGCGATTGCCAACGCGCTCAAGACCGGCAAGTTTACCGGCCACCTGAAGGGCCTCGCGGCCTTAGGAACCGCCAAATACGGGTCGTTTGTGCAGGTTCTGTCCGCACTGGACGCAACGGTGGACGGGATGTACAAGGCTAACGCTTTCTACTTTGAACTCAACGCGCTTAAGCAACACCACGGCGACAGCTTGTCGCAGGAGGAGCTTGAGGTAGCGGCCGCCCGCAAGGTCAAGCTGACCTTCGCCGGCCACTCGCAGGTGATTGATCCCGTCAAGTCCTTCAACCGGAGCCCGCTCGCGCAGGTTGTCCTGCCGTTTGCCCGATGGAAGTCCGAGGTCATCCGCACGATGCTGAACACCGTGCCGCTGGCGCTAGAGGAAATCGCAGCGGGAGGTAGCATGCGCATGCGCGGCGTCCGGCGTCTCGCAGGGTTCACTGCAACCCTAACTGCGGCTCCGATGATCTTAGGCACATTTGCAACGCTGGTCTTCCGCGCACTCACCGGAGACGATGAGGATGATGAGCGTCGCCTGAACAGAGATGAGCTCGCAGGATTGCGCGAGGCATTGCCGGAATGGCAGAAGGGCCACCAGCTCTTCGCGCAGGTGTTGTCCGGCGGCAAGGTGCAGCTCATCGACATGAGCTACGTCCTACCGCACAGCCAGATCACCGACATCTCGTCGATGATGATCGACGGCATTGCCTCCGGCCGAGGCATCGAAGGCGGGCGGATCGCCAGCTACGTCGTCAAGGACATGATCGGCACGCAGATTGCCTTCGGCACTGCGGACCAGATCCTCAACAACCGCGACGACTTCGACCGCCCGATCTACCTTGAGACGGATTCCACCGCGCACAAGGTCGGTTCCATCCTGAGCTTCTACGTCCGCAACGCAGCCGAACCTTCGGTTGTCGCCAAGGGCAGGGACATCCTGCGCACCGGACAGCAGAACCGGTTGGAGCTGATCGCCGGCGAGTTGCTAGGGGTGCGGCCGAAGTCCTACCAGTTCGACGACATCGAGCGCAGGGGCTTCCGGAACCTTAAGACCGTACAAGACAATGCGGTTGGCGTCATCGGCGAGCTGGCCTCCGGCCGCTACAAGGACGGCGACCAGATCGGTGAGATTGTTGACCGCCATCAGGACGGCCTCAACGAAACGCAGCGTCGCATGAACCAGTTCATCCGCACGATGAGCAGCCTAGGTTCTTCCCAAGCCTCCATCCGTGCATCAGCTAAGCTGTACCGGTTCAGCGACGACACGATTGACAGCGCGTTCTCGGGCTACCGCGTCGCATGGTATCCGGATTCCGGAAACAAGTGGGCGGATAAGGTCTACGAGAACACGCAGCGGGCTGGCGAGCAAGATCCAGCAGAGAAGCTACGGCTTATCTACGAGGCCTTGCAGCGCAAGCCGGACCTCTACTGGGTCAACGAGCGTTCCGATTAGCGAAGTAGCTCTTCAGGCTATAGTAGAGGATCATAATCAACGGCAGCGGGCCTATCATAAACAGGACAAGGAGGCTAATGGCAGCTTTCATAGTGCCTTTTTATTTGAGGTTCGCTGCCGCTTGCTTGCCGCATTGTACGCATGGTACACGGCGCGCATGCCGGATAGGCTCAGGTCGTGGAACCACCGGATGAGGTGGCTCCGCTCCGCGAACTCGGCATGCCGGCTGCCGGCGGCGGTTGCCTGCACGCCGGCTCCTTCGGACTCATCGAAGTCTCTCAACCAACCCTCCTGTCCACGAACGCCGCTGTCCAACCGGAGTCGTCGGCGCGCTGCTCATCGTAGGCGTTGTGGGTGTACATGACATTGTCCGCCACTCGCTCAGACTCCGGCTTGCACCTGCACCTGCCGGTCAAGGTATGGGCGCGGCTGTCTTCCTTCGGTATTACGTGTCCTTCTATTTGCTTTGTCTTCATGTTTGGTTTCTCAGTCTTTCTAGTTCAGCTTGCTTCTCCTCATGCTTCTCCTTCGTGAGAATACGCAAGACCATTTTTGCGCCGTCGGATTTGCGGGTGATCTCTGTCTCGTAGTTCACACCCAACCACCTTATCACGGCGTCGATAGCTTCATGGGGGATTGTCGTGGGGTCTATTGGCTCCTCCATTATTCTAGTCGGTAGGCGCATTGTACAGGTCTTCGATGAACCGCTGCACCGGCAGCAGCTCATACATCTCGTCCTCCTCCTCCTCCAATCCGGCAGCCGTTCCGAGGCTCCGGAGAAAAGTGTCCCTGATCCGTTGCAGGTGTAAGGTACTGGATCGCAGGCTGATGCCGTCGACGTACGCGGTGAAGCTGAAGCCGTACTTGCGGTTGGGCTCCGCGCGCATGCTGATGATGTTGAGGCCGGTGTCGAACTCGGCTTCCATTAGTAGTTTGGTATTGGACATAGGTGTGTTGGATTGGGGTTACCTTTATTCAGTTATCTTGTTTCTAGTTAGTCTTGATCCGGCGCTTCGACCATGCGGACGGCGACGCGGATTGCTGAGCATCCAACACGCTCCCTTGCTTGTTTTTCTGTTGCGTATGCCCATATCGCGCCGTCAGGGTACACATTCACCCACGACTCAAGCGGCTTCGCCGGTTCTTCCGGAAGCGAGACGAGCTCAAGCACGAACCACGGGTACTGGAAGTCCGCTACGCCGTCCTCTAACCCGAAGCCGGCTCCTCTATCCTTCGTGAGAATTTTGAATTCGCCCGCCCCCACCATAGCTGGAGCCCAGCTGTTCCCCCAGCCGGCCTCGTGGGTTTCAGCCGTCCGGACTACGCGGACCGTGCTGCCAACAGGCCAGTCCGGAATCAGGGTCTTGTATGCCGCGCGCTCTGTGTCGATCTGCTCAGGTGTCTTGGTTGTCTTTGGTGTTTTCATAGGTCAGTGTTTCTTTGTTAGGTTAGGGTCAGTTGCTGGTCAAGGATTAAAAATCATCGACCTCGATTACGTGTCCGATGTTGAACGCCGACGGCGGTGCGCAGGTGCTCAGCCACAGGACAGGATAGTCGACCGCCGCAAGGCAGCCGACGTCCGGCGAGAGGCCATCCGTCAGGTAGACGAGCACCTCTGGATAGATGCTGCGCTCCTGTAGGAACGTGAAGGCCGGCTGGAACATCGTCAGGCCGCCGCCCCCCAAGGACTGCGGTGCGAAGTCTCCGGCCTGCAATTCCCTGTAGTCCATCACGCGATGCGAGACCGACATAAGGTGCAGCCTATCTGGCTTGAGTTCATCAAGGATAGACTGTGCCTCTTGCAGGAACCGGTCATACGTCGCACGTCCGATGGAACCGGAGGAGTCGATTACGAGCACGATGTCTCCGGCCCTCCGGCTCTGGCGTCCGGCGCACACGAGACCGGTGGTGGAGTACACCGGCTGGTTGTGCGGCCCGTCCCATCCGGCACGCGTAGTCCGCAACAGCCACTCGCGCAGCATGTCCGGCCACCGGAGTGCGGAAGGCCGGACGCGCTGGCCGGCGATGCGCTGCTGGCCGGTCGTGTCGGTCTCCTCATCCTGTCTCCGGCGTACCTCCTCGGCGAACAGGATGCGGTCATTTGACTGCTCAATCCGGTCGATGATTTCCTGTGCTTCTTGCTGGTCTCCGGATTCCGGTTCGATGCTATCCGGTGCGCCGGTGCCAACGAAGTCGGAGAGATCGTCGTCACCTCCGGCTGCGGCGTCGGCACCATCACCTTCGTCATCGCCGCCGCTGCCACCTTCGTCGGTGTTGTCGGTGTTGTCATCACCTTCGTCGGTGTTGTCGGTGTTGTCGGTGTTGTCATCACCTTCGTCGGTGTTGTCATCACCGGCAGCACCTGCGCCTTCGGCATCATCGCCTTCGTCGGTGTCGTCACCTTCGTCGGTGTCGTCACCTTCGTCGGTGTCGTCAGCCTCCGCCGGCTGCGGTTGTGGCTGCGGTTGTGGCTGCGGTTGTGGCTGCGGTTGCGGCGGCTGTGGGCGCATGAGCTCCTTGTACAGACGCTCTGCGCTCTTGTCGCCGGAGAGCTGCTCGTCGTACAGCACGCCGTCGATTAACGGAAACACGTCATAGTCGATACGCAGCGTCTGGCGCAGCTCGGCGTTGCGGTGGGCGATCATCGCGTTGATGATGTAGTCCGCCGCACGGTTGGCGAGGTCGTGATCCGGCAAGCGGGCAAGCCGCCAGCCGTGACCTAAGAGCGCATGCAGTGCTTCATGCACCAGCAAGAACGCGATCAGTCCGGTGGCGTTCCGCTGGCGGCACAGCTTGTCGATGCCTGCCGGATTGAGTAGCAGCCTCAGGCCGTCGGTCGCGCCATACGGCACGGCGGTTGACTCGACCCATTGCAGCGACATGAGCTTGCTGTGGGCCAACTGCCAGTGGTTAGCGGTGATCCGCAAGGCCACAGCAAGCGGGTGGTCCTTCGGATATTTGCTGGGATCTATTTCGTTTGTATTCATATTTGTTTGTGTAGCTTTGGGTTACTCTTCTGGCTATCTAAGGCGAGTCGTACCCTCGGTTGTCCTCGAAGTACTCCTCAGGCTCACACTCGACTAACCGCCACCCTATCATGTGGTCTGTTCGCGGGTCGTCTGACCTGCGCACCATCAGAACGTCATTGGCGTTGAACCAACTGTCGACGCTCCAACATCCGGCGGCACGATGATACCTCGTACCCGCCCCCTCTAGGCGAAGCGCCGTCTTAGTAGCGTGCTCGGGATGTTCGAGCCACACGAAGGGCGGCCGATACCCCGCCTTGTCTGGAATGCCCACGACGGCTGCGGCCACATCCCTTCTCTCTGAGTAGGTTGGCTCATAGATGCCGGACGAACCACACCCCCCACACTGATCATTTCCGCAGCAGTTGCTCATAGTCCTAAAGCGTCAAGGGTCTTGCCAACCTGAGCCATTGCCTGCTCCGCTTTGGCGGCGACCACCTCGCGGGTCATCGGATCGCCAGCCTCGCGGTTGGCTGCGGCGGCTTGGGTCAGGCGAACCAGCTCGGTGATTTCCGGAACGTCGAGGATGTTCAGGTCGGCGACGCGCTTCGCCTCGTCGCGCAGCTTGTCGAACTGCGTGAGGTGCAGCCGCTCAGCGTTGCGCATCCGGTCGATGAACTCCTCAAGCGTGTTGCGCAGGTCGTTCACCGGTCCGGCGTGTGCGGCCCGCAGCATCTCGTCGATCTGCCGTTGCGACTCGGCAATGGTGCGGTTGACCACCTCGTCGGCGAGTCCGGTGAGGACTGATCCGGTGAGGGGAGCCGGCGCGTTGACGATCACGAGGTTCATCGAGAACTTGCTCGCCACCTCCGTAGCCGACGGGATCTTCACCTGATCGGCGAAGGCCCCTAACCGCCTGCGCAGCGGGGCAACAATGGAGGCGTAGTCGAGCAGGATCTCAGCTCGGATCTGATCCAGCTGGTACTGCGCATCGTCGAAGATGTTCTGGATAGCCGGAACATCGGCGACTCGAACATAATACCCTCCGGCCTGACACGGCAGGCACAGCCTGCGGATGTTGGTTCCGGTCTGGTTCTGCAACGAGATGGCGCGGCCGACTGCCGTACCTTTCGCGTTGAGGACGGTGTTGTACAGGCGGGCCGCGTCACGCTGCGCTCCGGCTTCCGCTGCCACCTTCGCGGTGGCGCTGCGGTTGAGCCGGTTGCACGCCGGTGCGGTGGTGCTGTAGTAGGCCATGACAAGGGAGTTCGCCTTGTCGATCTTCGGCTTCGATGTCTGTGCTTTGGTCTTGGTGCTCATGTTCTTATTTGGTTTGTTGCTCAATGGATTCTGTAATGCAGTTACTCGATAAGCAGGATAGTGTCAATCGCATTTTCAATCATTCTGCTTAGGTCTTTCGACAGCTTCCGGCTGGCCTTGCGGATAACGCACAAGAGTTGCAGTTTCATTTGTTGTTCTCTAATTGGTTTGTATTCTCAGCCGATTACAAGCACCGCGCCAACCGCAGTCTGGTCGAGCGGGATGCCGCGCCGCACCGCGCTCTGCGCACCGTACGTTGCGATGTCCCCGTGGCATTGCTGCAACAGGTGCAGCAGCCAGTCGAACCCGCCGGACGCAACCGCCACGCCGGCATCCCGCACGCCTTTGAGGGCAGTGGCGAGGCAGGCCGACACGAGGGCATACTGCTCAGACCTATCGGCAGGCACCTTGAAGGATGCCGGATTGGCCTTAAGGCTTGCGATGTCCGGCAGCCGGTCGACGTGTTGGAGGAACGACAGGTACGCCATCGCCGCACGGTCGCCGATGCTGCCTTTGACAAGCTGTCGGTAGGTGCGGTCCTTCGTCTTGCGGCTGTGTTCCGACAGCGCGACTGCCTCCCATGTTCGAGGACAGGGATGCGGTGCGCCGTCGTACGGCATGACAACCGGAGGGTTGAAGTGGTCGACGCCATCGCCGGAGGTCGTGCCGAACTGAAGGAACGCCGGAACGTGTGAGCCGGAAGCAAGGAGCTCCGGCTGCGTATCGTACCAGCTGATCCAGTCGGCGACGTTGGGCTCAAGCGTGACCTTCACACACCGCTCGGTGAACGGGGCATCCTCCACAGCGGAGCGCGTGCCATCGCTGCGGCGGTTGCCGGTGGCGATGATCTGCACGTTGCTGCCCAACTTGTGCGGTCCGACATACCGGCTACCGGAGGCAGGGTACAGGCCGCGAAGCAAAGCTCGCACCGCAGGGTCGTAGTCCGGCAGCTCATCAAGGACGAGCAGCACCGGCGTATTGCCAACGCGCTTCTCCGTTGGCCAGATGTCCGGCGCTGCGAAGAGCATGTCTCCGTCAGGCTGTGGGATGCCGTAGCCCAAACATTCCTGCGGGCCTTGGCCGGAGAGGTTCACCAGCCATAGCTGGCGGCCTGTCTTCGCTGCGATGTCGCAGGCAATGCTCGTCTTGCCCGAACCTCCGGAGCCGGAGATGAACAGGATGCGGTTAGTTGTGAAGGTAGCTTCTGCCAGATCGAGGAGATCGGAAGGGGCTACGGGATTGATGGAGCTGATGAGTTGGTTCATGGTATCCTGTATTTGTTTTTGGTTTGTTTCTGTGTAGCGTTTACGCGTTGGTCTTCGGATGCGCGTACCCCCGTTACATGCTGTGTCAGATAGCGAGAGCGTCCTTCACGGCATCCTCGTTGCGCTCGGACCTGCCGATGTAAATCGGCGTACCGTAAGGTCGGCCTTCAGCGTCGACCGGACGGTATCCCTCGGTGCCGATAAACTTGCTCTCGTCAGGCAGGTAGTACAGCCAGACCCCCTCTGTCTTTTCGCCGTAGCCCTTCGCGCCGATGGTCGTGCGCCTGCCGCTGGAGTTGAGGTCGAGCTTGGCGAGTGCCTCCCAAGGAGTAGCGGCGGTAGCCCAGCCGAGATAGTTGACTGCGAAGTAGGCAGCCCCGACGTTGTTGATGTGGTTATTGGTCATTTGTTTTGGTTTCTGGTTTCTGGTTTCTGTCTAGGGGACTAGACTCTATTGGCACCCTTGGGAGATCCAATGGTTGCACCGGCGAACGTAGAACTCGATCAGGCCATCCGTTAAGGAACCTCGGGGGTAAATGCACCACACGATAAACTCACTGGTGGGGTACTTAATACTAAACACAACATCCCCATCGCCGTCGAGCGAAGCCAAAAGCCGGTAGCCGTCATACAGCTCGGCGACTAGGACATAGTCAGTAAGCTGCCGCATAACCTCATCCGCAGTCCTAACCGTCGCAGCATCCTCCGGCAGCCCCATCTTGCGGCGCACCCACCGGCTTGCGGTTTCGGTTGCTTCGTTGAGTTTGGCTTCGGTGAGATCCGACCACCGGCCATCTAAGAACGAGTACTCTACATCCCCGTCGGCGTTGACGATCTTCAACTCGGCAAAGGCCCCACACGCGGAGGACTTCACTACTAGGTAGTGCTCATCGGGGAAGACGGCGACTATCACAGTTGGTCGCTCGCATAAGTGGGGTAGCTTGTTGGCATCCGGATAGTCGGTTCTTGCTGGGTGTTTCATGGTGTTTGTTTCTACTGTTTGGTTTGGTTGTTCGGTCCAGAGGTTAAGCGTCTTGAGAAACGCCTCTGCTGCCTGTTCCGCAGAGTAGTGCTTGGGCAACCTGCTTGTGTAATCAGACCACTGATCCCTACTCAGCAACTTCTCCGCCTCATGCATCGCGTTGAGGTCGTTAAGGTAGTCGGGGTAGTGACCGCTCATGCTCCACCCGCACGCTTCCGCGATGGCGAGTTGTTGTTGTTCTTTGTCCATAGTGTTCATCTCTACTGTTTGGTTTGGTTATTGTTCGGCCCATAGGTTAAGCGTCTTGAGAAACGCTTCGGCGCGCTGTGCTGCGGTGGCGTAGATCGGATCTCCACCAGTGAGAGTACTCAGGATGGACTCGTAGACGTACGAATACACCTGACCATTCCGCTTGTTCGGTTTGTTCCGGATGACCTTCTCCGCTTCATGCATCGCGTTGAGGTCGTTGAGGTAGTCGGGTATCTGCCCGCAGATCTGGTTGCACCTGACCCCGTCGATGACCACCGACCTTGTTTTGAAGCCTCGTCTGGCGTCTTCCTCAGACCACCCGCACGCTTCCGCGATGGCGATTCGTTGTTGGTCTTTATCCATAGTGTTTGTCTCTACTGTTTGGTTTGGTTACTACTTATTACGGTTTGGGTCAAGACTAAATAATTCAGTTCTTATTCGGCAAGGCATCGGCGATGTCGACAACCTTCGACAGGTCGAACGTCTGCACGGCATCGTCCTCCGCTTCGAAGTCAACGTCGTCACGATCAAGCAGGCCTACTGCATCATCGCCGTCGCCGTCGCCATCACCGTCGTCAGCATCCTCGCGGTATTCGGTATCGTCCTCCGCAGCTGCGGCGTTGTCGCACTCCCACAACAGCTCACGCAGGGCGCGGGTGTCGTAGAAGTCCAAGCCGTCGGCGTATCGGTCGAAGCCCTCAAGCTCAAGCTCCTCGATCAGGCCCTCACGGTATCCGGTAGAAGGATACCCTCCGGCCGGAACCGTGACCACCGTCGGCGGGTTGAGGCCGTCGCTGTCACCGTCGCCATCGAGCAGGTCGTCGAGAGCGGACCAGTCGTCGCCGTAAACCTTAGCCTTGCCGGTATACTTCGGATACCATGTGCTGTCCGGTGTGTGGCTCCAGCGGATGTGGCCTAAGGCGTTCGCCGCCTGCAACGCCACCGCACAGGCAACCGACAACTCCGCCAGCTTGACGATCTCGGTATGCATGTGGGGGTTATGGTAGCCGGAGCTGATGTTGACCATCGAGACATCCAGCCCTCGGTGGGCGAGCTCGCCGACGTCGGTGATGCTGCCGACCGCCTGCTTGTGGCCGCAGGCTACGCATGCAGGCAGGCTGAGCATCTCGGCAAGGAACTCATCCGACGCACAGCACATCCCGTTGGTCTCGCGGATGATGTCAAACGTGCGGTTGTTGCGGTCGGCTTGCAGCACGAAGGCGGCATGGGCAAACCATTCCAGAGGCACGACGCCGGAGCCTAGGCACCCGACCTCCTCGTCGCGGACGAAGACGGCGGTGACATGATCCAGCCTGTGCAGCATCTCAAGCGCAAGGTAGATCCCGCACTTGTCGTCGCCGCCGACTCCTGTCTGCGCATCGTTGCCGTCCCATGCGGACAGCGTGTTGTCCTTGCTGATGGTCAGCGACATGAACGGCACGTAGTCATGCACCTGATCCATGTGGGCTAGGTAGTAGGGATGCGGGCCGGATGCCGGTCCTTTGCGGATCAGCATGTTGCCACCGTTGCGGACGACGGTCACGTTGTCGCCGGCAGGGGCTAGCGATTCGATCACATCCATTGCCGCATTGTTGCAAGCCCTGTTGCGTGAGGGGTTCTGGATCGCAAAGGTAGCAAGCAGCATTCTCTTATTCAGTTTCATAATATTCGTATTAGGGTTGTTCGTGTTTGGTTCGGGTTGTCTAGGGGGACTAGACAGCTGCGGTTTCTTCTTCGGTCGTCTCATTTTCGTTCTCGTCTTCAGCTTCCACTTCACTCTGAAGGTGCCATTCGCCTTCAATCTCAACAGCGTCGTCGGCAAGCGCCCACCGGCCATCATGCAGCTCGACGCAATCCTCACGCAGAGCGTAGGTGTCGTCGTGCAGCGGCTCGCAGTCTCCGGATAGGGCGTAGCCGCCGTCGTGCAGCTCTGCTGTTTCGTCGATGTGGGCATAGTCTCCGTTGTGCAGCTCGACGGCATCTTCCGTCAGGATATACAGACCGTCGTGCGCTTCGATGGCGTCATCACAATAGGCCCACGGGTTGCCGGAGTAGTGACCGCCGTCCAACCGCACACAGTCCTCGGCGACCTCAGGTTCTCCGTTGCGGGTGTAGACCACCTCGTCGTCCGGATAATACTCGTCTACACGCTCGACGTAGGATGCGTCGTCGCGGTGGATGCGGTCGCCGGCTGCGGTGGTAACGTAGTTGTCATCGTCATCCTCATCATCCTCAGCGCATCCACCGGACCAACCGCCGCCGGTGTTGCGGAGTTCGCCGAACACCGACACGTCCTTCGGATGCTGGTTGCGCAGCTTCTTGTCGGAGCAGAAGATACACATGCTGTCGACATACGGGAAGGCACCGAAGTAGGAGGGGCTCACGCCGACCTCAATGCTTATCCGCTTGTGCTCAAGTCCGGTAGCATCTGAGGTCCGACCGAACACCGTCTTCGTGATGTTGTTGGCGGCACAGAAGTCCTTGTAGGCCTGAACCGCAGCCGGCTTCCATGAACCGTGAGACTCCGGAACGTAAAGCCGATCCAGATACAGGTCATCCGGATTGGAACCTTTCCAGCAGAGCGCCCGACCGAGGAACACACCGGCACCGTTCTTCAGCAGGACCATGGTCAGCTTTCCGGCACGTTGCAGGTAGTCATACAACTCGAAGTAGCGCGTCGGCTTGCCGGACATGCAGGACGAGTAGCGATCCTCGTTGTCGTCGTGATACACGGTGCTGATCGGCGTGCTGTCAGGCAGCCACTCGCAGACGTAGGTCTCGGCGGCGAGCCGACTCTGGATGCGGGCCAGCATGTCGTTGGACACCTCGGTTGTCAGCGGGGCGTAGCCGAAGCACGCAAGCCAGTTGTTCAGCGAGCCGACAAGGCGGGCCGGCACCGTCCACCGGCTGTCCTCGGCATTGAAGTTGTGGTAGGAGGAGTCTCTTGTTTCGACGTATCGGACTCCGGATTCCGGTTTGAGTTCAAACGGGAGCTTGATGCCGGAGCTATCGACGTAGGTCTTGAGGGTCTCAAGGCTAACGATCTTCGGATTAAGCGAGCCGGAGTTGTGGTGCAGAACATCTGGCAACTCCGGCACCGTAATGGCAATGCGGGTGCCTCGGTAATCGAGGACGACAGGCCAGTGTTTGAGGTTTAGAAGCAACTCGTGCTCGTAGTCGAACCTACAGTCCAAAGGAAAGCTGGCAAGTCCGGTTGCCAGCTCATACCGGAGGAACCCGTTAGTCCTGC